TATACCCACAAAATGCTCTTGCTGCGTATCCAAATTGATACTTTCCAATATAACCAAATCTGTTCCATGCTTTAGGATTATTTCTTGATTCACTATAACCTATAGAATCAAGATACCTGCGGAGTTCCCTTTCCTTTCTCAGTTCGACAAGTTCTTTTATTAATCTTCGATTGAGATTGAAAAGTTGCTCTTCCACATACCTTTCGGAAAGGTTGGGAGCACGTAAATTAACAGAAATGACAAGCACAAATAATAGAAAGAGTACGATTCGCTTTCTCATAGTGTTTGTTTTCGTTTAACATTAATCAAAGTCAATGACTTGATTATATTTAAGAAGGTTCTTCATCTTAGCGACAAGGGGATCACCGTCCCTAACCTTCAGGTAATGCCAATATATTAAATCTTCAACCTCCCAATCATTAGGACCATATGTTTGAAGTTTTAATATATCAGGGCGATGTGTTATCATGAACACATCTGAATATTGATATAGTGCATCTGCACCAAATACATCCGATTTCATAGGAAAATGTAGATTCTTATTTTGAATACGTTCTACATTCTCAATCCCTCTATTTAGTTGACTTACAATTATATAAGAAGATTTAATCTTCTTTTTCAATCCGTTAAATGCACTCGCAAGATCATAAAGAACGTCGAGTGTAGTCTGTTCACCAAATTTTTTTACAAGAATACTATGGTCAAGCGTGACTAATATTCCTTTATCTAAATTATCTGGAATACCCATCGCAAAATGTTCGATAGTATTCACAATTTCCTGCGTTGTTCCCGGTATATCTACATAAGATACCGGTAAATTCTTTATTGTCCTTAAATACTCTACTGCTGCGTTATAATCTGTTAATGTAAAATTCTTATTTTTCTGCTCTAAATCTGCATTATACATTTGTTTGACTGTTCTATTCATTGCTTTAGAAATCTTCCTGCCAACCAATCTACGTGCCATCATCTCAAAATTGAAAGATAACACTGCAAAATTTTCTTGAGGATTTTTCTCGAACAGTCCTGTTTCTAACTCGTTGAGGATAGCAGTTTTACCACTACCACTCATACCAGCTATAGTGATAATACTTCCCCATTCAATACCATTCATGGAAGCAATATTAAACTTCCTCCAAGGTGTTAATAGAGATTTGATATTACCGTCCATTCTTCCTTTAATGTAACGTAGCTCTTGACGAGCAGCGTCTTCAAGGGAAATGAATTGTAATTTCTTATTAGATAAGTCTGTCGCCATGATTGGGTTTCTTTACAGGTTGTTCACCTTGTTCTCTAATAGCTTCACACTCAGATGCTAAATTAGAACCTGAATCCTTCTTATCAATAAAATAATGAGATTGCTGCATATAGTTATACCCTCGGATAGCAAATCTATTTACGTAATGTTTAGTCGCTTTAAAAATCTCTTCCTTCGTGAAATCATACTGGTTCACAAATTTAGTCATTTTTCTTAATCCTTCCAAACGACTACCTTTGTATCTGTATCCTGCTGCATTTGATCCATTAGGAAATATATCTCTCCATTCACTAAACCATTGATCTACTTCTTCTTGCGTAATTGTTTTTCTCTTTTGTTTGGTTAATTTTGAAAACAAGCTTTCTCCTGATTTTCTTAATGTAATATCAGTAGGTTTATCACCAAACTGTTTGATATATCCTTTAAATTCAAGATATTTTATTGCACTGGTATAATCAATAAAATTATTATCATATATTATTTCAAGAAATTCGAAGTTCTGCTCGTACACAAGTACAAGAAGCGAGAACTCATATAACCTGAGTTCCGCTTCCTTGTACACTTGTTGATAATCACTAAGCATTAGCCTTAATATTTAAATGTTTATACTGCAATCTTGCATCGTCTTCTTCAAAAGAAACTATATAATGATTTAAGATGTCTCCTTCACTAAATTCAATACCAAATTCAGCTTTCAAAAGTCTTTGCAAGTTGGCTATGTCATTGACATCTTCATTTGGATACTCAACCTCAATCAATTGAATTAATATGTCAAGACTATGCTGTTCCGATGTCTCATTTAATCTGAGACGTTGTATAATCGAACTCATCGTGCATAATTTTTTTGCTATTAATGTAAATTGCTTCACTAAGATCGAAACCCTTTACCATTGATTCAAACCATTTCTCTGATTGTGTTCCTTTTACAAGAATAAACCACATATCAGCAACATCATCTGTTCCTAATCTGTCTAATCTTCCTTTCTTCTGTTTTGATCTGGTTTCAGAACCTACATAAGATTCCATTATACCATGAGTTGCACCTTTAAGATTCAATCCAAGTGTAAGAGATTGGCAACTACCAAGTTCACGAATAAGACCTTCATTATAATCTTCTATTCGTTGTAAATTTTTTTCTTCAGAATTATGAGAATGCACTGTTAAACCAGTAATTCTTTCAATTTGTTTAGTTAACTCTGAAAATATAAGAACTTTTGAACCGGGAAGTGATGCAAGAATACCATTCTTAATCATACGTGCTAATGATGCAGTTGAACTAAGAGAGAGAAGGAACTCTTTTCTTGCCTTAATTGAATTTAAATACTTCATAGCAGCATGTTTCTCAGATGGTGATCCCATATTATTCCAGAACCAGTTTGCTGCATCAGTAAACCAATCCTGTGATCCTTCAGCCATCATAGCCGCCTGACCTTCCTTTATTCGTCTTGTAAGAAATTCATAATTCTTAGCCTCGGTAGTCATAAAAGGCATTTTCTTTGTTCCAGCTTTTGTTGGATGATCTCCAAGCTCATGCTCAACAATAAAAAAACGTGTTTTGTTAATAAGACCATCTTCTGCTGATTCATAATATTCATAGATAACAGGACAATATTTATCATAATAATATTGTTTATCATTCTTATCTGTAATATCATGAGTTGCAGTCAATCCCATAATCCATTCCGCTTTAATTTCAAATACCGAAGAATATTCAGGAGTTACCATTGTATGAATTTCATCAGCTATGATAAAATCAAACTCACGATCTTTCCATTTATAAGCTGTTTGAACATTCTCAATAAAAATTCTTACATGACGATGATTCCATACCCATATTTCTTCTCCCCACTCTATTAATCCCCATTTAGTTAATTCTTTACGCCAATTTTCTTTAAGATTAGTTCGTGGAGAAGTAATCAATACGTCCAAAATAGACGTTTCTTCCTTTATGAAATCAATCGCTACTTTGGATTTCCCCGTTCCTGTAGAGAGGCAAATTGTTCCCCTCTTTGATTCCTGTCTTTTGAATGCCATAAGGGATTCCCATTGTACTTGAGATCGACTCTTTGAAGATTTGTTCATATCCTAAAATTTTGTTTGTAATGTGTTCTACGTCTGATTTAAATTTTTTATTAGTTTTCATAAGATTCTCAACATTAGTATTTGCATTTGGTATACTACTTCTGTTTTTATACTCATAAAAATCCCGTATTTTTTCTTGAGCAATATTAAATACCCTATCTGCTAAATATGTAGCTATATGTTTTGGATATGCATATTCTCTTTTTTTGCTTCTGCTATATCTTACTTCTAATGGATCAACTTCGAAATGATGACACACAACCCAATTAATGTACATTAATCCCGGTTGAATTGAAATCGTTTGCTTTAAAAATCCTTTAATAATATACAGCCAATCAAGTTCATCAGGATCAATGTCTACACCCAAATGAAATAATAAATATTTACCAAATTTTGTGTATGGATCATTATCTATCTTTGAGCGTCGAATATCTATTTCTTCCATATATTAAAATAATTTAAGTTGTCCATCGTCTACAGCATTTATAATTTTATTAATTTCTCTCAAATAATATCCATAATCAATGTTATATTCTTCCATTGATAAATCAACATATTTATTGAATATAGTAGTTGTTCTACTTGCTTCGAGAGATATTATTCTACCATCATCACGATTTTCTTTAGTAAGAACTGCACCTGTCTTAGACATAAAATATCTAAGAGTCTTTTGTTGTTTTACCTTGACTTTGTTACAATTTTCAATAAATGTTGCCCATACATCCCAACTACCTTTTGCTCTAAATCCGATAGTAAAATCATATATATCGTCGTGTGTTACTACAAAATCTTCTGGTTTAATACCATCTATATAATACGCATGAAGTGCTTTAGGTACAACTCTCATGGACCAGTTTTTATTATATGCGATAGCTCCATTCTGCATTGGTATGATCTCGAAACATCCTTTAGGTTTTGCTTTATCATCAGTAGTAATAGCTAGATAGTTGTTTACATCTCTAATAACCATCTTCTTATATTGAGCATACTCAAGCGTTAATCCTGTTTCCTCTTCCCACTCTTTACATATCCTATCTACTACACCTCTATAATTTCTTGGTATTTTAATAGTTATCCCATCAGTATTTACTTGTAAAATAACTAATTCTCCTAACGTCAATGCTAAACTTTCAGCCAACATAGATAACATGAGTTGACCATTGATAGTTACTCTCATAGTATATTTTGGATCATAAAATAACGAATATTGATCATTACTTTTACCATAAACTCCATTAGCAGATAATTTCATACCTGATTTAGTTGTTTTATCTCCTATTCTTCCTGCTTCGTTCTTAAGCTCAATTATCTCTCGATATACCTCAACAAAAGATTCACCCAAATGTTGAGGATAGAAATTGTTTTGAATCGCTATATTGGGATAATATGAGCTTACATCAATATCTATGATCTCATAATATTCATCAGATTCATATACTCCTGAATCTATACATCCGTGTAAACCTCCGGTTCCGTAATCATACTTAAATCCCTTATATATTACTGACTCTTCAAATGCTTTATATGTTGTTACTATTGTAGTCTGTTTAAAAAATTCTAAAATTCTATTGAACTCTTTGCTCTTGAATTTTATTTGTGGAAGTACACAATCCTTTAAATTTATTGACCTCCGATATGTTCTCATATCTCTGAGAACTTTATAATTTATATTTAATTTCCTCGCAATCTCCCTTCCAAATATCTCCTGACCAATCTTAGGGTCATTTGCATTACGTAAATTTATTCTATATTTTGTACTTAATTTCTTTCTTAATTCTATCATATCCACACTCAGAAAATAGAACTCTCTGGTTGAATCTACATCATTAAAGTTATAAGCAAGAATCTCTGGTATCTCTTCCTCAGTAATATAATGATCTTCATCAAAAGGAATATCCTGTACATTATGATATTTAATATTTATTTGTAGATATTTTAAACTCGTCATCTTAGCCTTATTATCGAAATGATGTATTCGATATAAATCTAATTGTGGTATCCTTGTATCTCTCTCAGGTATAGCCGAATATTCCGTATTTATAATTCTCTGGGACTCTTCAGATAATAATTCATTAAATCCATCTGCTGTAGTTTTTTCATTTGCAATAGTCATTATTGCCATAAAGAAATGTAATAACGGATAATCATAATTTATACAATTAAATCCAATGAGTCCAGCTACTTCTTCTTTAAGGAATTTGTAGTACTCAAACATATCATTTCTTGATTTATGGATAACAAATACTCTCACATTAGTTGGGTCATCACGATCCATGAAGGTTCCAGAATGAAAATTCCTTAATTGTTCAAGATCATATACCCAAATTTTTTTCTCAACATCCATAATAACAAATATTAAATAAGATAATAAAAAGAGTAGCCCTCAAAATCGGAACGAAAAAGGGCTACTCTTAACAGAATAAATTTCGATTACAATTCAGCCACTATATTCTGTTTACTGGTTTTAATAAATTCTGTATTTGCCTGATCTACTACCGGTACAGTATCGTGTGATACAAGTAAATCTATAACATCAGAACCTTGTTCTACTACTTCAGTTTTTCTGAAGATAGTTTCTCCACCTCTGGTAAGAATTTCTCCGGTTGAAGGATTGATTTTAGGAGTATATCCCCTATCATCATCAGTCATTTCACTAGATACTTTTTCCAGTGTAACAATCCGATGTGGTGCTACCAATGCACTGAAATCACTTCCTTCTGAGAGTTTCTTATTTTCAATCAGTTTCATTAAGTCTTCAACCTTTGCAGTAATGAATCCAATTTTTGTTTTGAAGTTCAAATATCCTTTATTGACTGCAACTGTATTTGCTGTCAACATCAGGCTACCATATTCAGGTTTATTACTATTCCTTCGAATCAGTCCCTCAGCTTCAAGCTTACTTCCTGATTTCTCTTGCCACTTAGCTACTTTGAGTTTCATACATTTTTATATTTAGTTAATACTATTTGTGGACGTAGGGGGGATCGAACCCCCGTCTTACATTGTCGCATAAATATAGTTTACAACCATAGACAGTTTACTGTCATTCACTAGGAGACAGAAATGAATCTGTCAGCTCCACCAGTTCATTTATAGTTTGAACAAACTTACAATGTGTCAGAGTTCTGTTGCCAACTCTCTGACAAGTCCGTACTAAGCTGCTACTCGTGAGTAGTAGTTTGTGTACATGGGTACAACTTTATTGTCTCCACTTATGTTTGCGTGTACAAAGCTCACCAGCTTGGTTGCCACATTTACCAATCAACGCAATCAAATCCAATTATACGCCCATATTTTAAAAAAGGAATATTGCTCGTTCTATTGAAATCTGTATCATAGGATTTTTCGTAACAATCAAATAAAGAACGTTTACCAATGACTACCCAAAGATAATTAATAATAATTAATTGTTAGTTGAACAAGCAATATTCCTATACTATACTATTCCCATCTCTTTGTAGAGTGTAACACATAGTCCATTGAAGCCATCAATTGATGTTTCGGTTTAATATTTCGTTCGGGAAGCAAGAACTTAAAGTTTTTACTACACTTTAAATTCTTTAATTCCGGAACGAGTTCTTCAAGACAGGTTATCGGACTCGTACATTCAGACAAAAATAATATAGCTTCATTCTGAGTATCAAAACCTCTTTCATCAGTGTCAGTAAGAGATAATATATCAGAACAGTGGTTTTCAGAGATACCGGCTACCGGATCACTGTTATATCTAACCACGAAGTTTACGACTCCTTTTGATTTTTCCATTTCTCGGTTTTACAAATACAAACTCTTCTTCGTTCTGGATTGTAGCATACGCAACATTGTCAGTAAAACGATCAATCATAATAGAGATTGCCTCTTGTCTGGAATTAACCATAAAATTGAGAGTTGTCTTTCTCATTCTCATAGCTAATCCCTTTTTGAGATGGATAGTAAGGCGTTTTGGTAAATGATACCTTTTTTCTTTCCATTCGCCTTTCAGAATTTGTCCTTTCATAGGAGCTGCGGAACGTTTCATTTCCTTTGTTGCACGAATAATATCGTCTTTAACAGAAATAAACTCCGGTATTCTAATCTTTTGTTGAACCATTACTGATTCATCAGCAGTATCAATAGGAAAAGCAAGATTTTCATCTGCTATATTCCGGAGTTGCATGAAACGATTGTGATTTCTTGCAAACTCTTTCTTTATCAGAGGATTAAGGGAAAGAAAAACTTTAAAGTCTTTCTGAAATACAGGATGTATTCCCTTCTTGGTAATTAAATCATCGTTCCGAAGAACAGCCAAACAATATTTGACTCCGTATTCGTTAATCAAATAATCAACGAACCCACCATAGAGGTCTTCCTTGAAGAACTCTGAGTAGTTTTTTTCACTGAAATTATTCATTAGAACCATAACAGTTTTATAACTGCCATTAATAATGCAAATCCTATAATTAATATCATAATGAATATTGTAAATAATACAATAGCACAAGGATTCTTATCATATTCTTCCAAAATTTTCCATATTCTGCGTTTCATATCCATGGATTTTCGCATTGACAATAGTATATTCAACAAGACCATGAAACTCAGTACCTACAGTATATTTAATATCTAGTCCAACTTGTACAGCTTTCCCATATCCTTGTCTGATATTTGTAAGTAATGCTATTCTACGAGCAATATCAAACTCTGATACTCTTACACATTCTAAAAGCTTTGGTTTACGATTTTGTTTCTTACTTTGATGTTGTTTTTTTTGCATCTGAGTAAATTTATAAAAAGGGTACACACATTTCTGTATATACCCCCAAGATGAAACCTATTGAGAATAACCTATTTAATATACGGGAGCGTTCTCATTTTCTCCCAAAAAGAGAAGGTCTTTCTCCTTCCCTCACCAAATATTTATGAACTGTTTTTAATAGCGACTTCATCTTATCGTCATAACTATTTAGTTTCTTCAACTTTGGTGGCGTATACAATGTTGTCTTCCTCTTCTCTTATTTCCAACACCTTAATCTTTCTCATAGAAGTGGATGTAATTTCATTGGACAAATCCCCATTAATATTATTATAATAGGTGTACGCTTTATCCAATATTTCTACAACACTCATTGAACTGGAATATGACTTTGATTTCAACTCATCACCAATTTTTACATCAGATTCAGTGTTGAATGCATATCTTTTGATTTTACAATCATTAGCAATATTAGTTCTATCGCTAAAATAAGTAACAAATATAGTTTTTAACATTTTATTTCTATTTAATTATGTTTTAATTCATGTTTCTTAGATCATGTTTTAGTTGAGACATTAACATCTGAATAAGAACAGCTTCACGTTCTTTGGATAAACCAAGACCTTTCACAAACTCTTCCATACTATCAAATTGAGAGGGTTCACAAAGATATTCTAAAGGACATTTTTTACAATCATGAAAATCTCCTATTTCTTTGTGAGCACGATCAATAACAGCATGAAAGATGTTCTCAATATGCTTTTTGTTGGTCATGATATGCTCAGTTTCCAACATAGTAATGTTCTTACACTCTTCTTTAGTAATAGAAATTTCATGGATAATTTCAACAACTTGACCACTACTAAATTCAAGTTCTTCTTTTCGTAAAGCCTTTGCATAAAATTCATCAACGACTTGAGCTTTGATTACCTCTAACCTCTCAGGTTCTACTGGCAACGTTTTAGATTTATTATTCATTTGTAAATGTTTAGTTTAAAAACGCAATTAAAATTGAAAGAAGACGACTCCAAGATATGTTAGAGCTTTTTTCACCTCGGAGCTGAATCGAAAGTGTTGTCATTTTTGCATATACTCCGTGTTTGTCAGTTAGAGCGAGTCATCTTCTTTCTACCACATCTTTATAAGGAATCGTTTATTCCAATTACATTACGCTGTACACGTTCATCAATACGAGCATATTGTATCGTTAATGGATTGTCACTGCACTACCGGCAGAAGGCATTTATGATTAAGTATCTTGCTTGTGACTCTTTTACACCCATCCTGTTTATTCTTTTCTCAGGTTCTACCAGATTTCTTAGGTCCGGTTGTTTTATTGCCCTCATCGGACAAGCTAAACTAATGGGAATTTCTTCTTATCGGAATACCAATATCAATACATGGTTCCCAACGTAATATATCAGTTCTCATACCAAGAGCAAAGCGTTCCATTTTAATTGTTAAACCAATTTCGAATGAGAATGGCTCATGGAATATAGGATTATCTTTAAATGTTTCATTAGTTTCTACTACACCAGATACCCAATGATAGTTTAAACCAAGAGTAAAATCATGTTGATTACCTCTCCAATCCTTAAATGGAATAAGAACACCAGTAGTTAATTTTACGTGTTGTCCTAATCCAGAATATTTATACAATCCTAATCTACCATAAGATGCTGAACCATATAGTCCAGCCCAATAGTTGATATGATGATCATATCTTATACCTAAGCCATGATCCCAAGGTTGATAGGCTAAGTAGATAGCATCGTGAGGTGTCTCACGTAGCTGGCGATAGTCCTGTCCATTAACAGACAGAACTATGCCAACTAAAATTCCTAAAAGTACTATTACTTGTTTTCTCATTACCTATATATCTTATAAAAGATTGAGCTAACAAGATATTTAATGATTGTTCTCCACAAGAATACAAATGCAGTTACCACAAATATATATATTGTAGATACTCCAAGTCTTGCAAAAAAATGAGCATCATAATACCATTGTATCATCTCACTCTCTCTAAATGCAACATGATCAATCTTTGAATCAATCCACCATGCAAGAAGAATAACAGTTACAATGTGAATAACAAAAATAGTAATTTTTTCCATGTCCCTTTTATGGGAGATTGTTCTAGTGTTCATAACGTAAAGTATATTTAGTTTAATTGGCAATAAGACCTAATCAAACTTTCACAATTAATGATAGATGGAAATGGTATTCCAGATTCTTTCATATCGTGAATAGCCTGACGTTTAGCAGGTAATTGTCCATCGTTGGCTCGTGAAACCTTAATATCGGCTTCCGTGTTCTTGAAGTGAGTTTTTGATCGTCTCATGATGTATGAACTATTTTACGACCTGTTTTAGGATCAACTTGCACGTTCCTTCCACGTATACGTTTCCTGTTGTTCTGAGGATTGAGGAAGATTGTATCATCCTTTATCCTGTGAGAAAATTTCTTTGCTTTCGATCTCCATGATGTTGACATAGCATAAAGTATTTAGTTTGTATAAAGATAATAATTATTTTAAATAACGCTCATTAAATTGTTCCTGAGTTACACTATCAATAGGAATACCAAGATTAAAAGCACATTCAAGAACAAACGGTTGATTCTCCGGATTCTTAATAGAGTTTTCATATCTTTGTGATTTGATTTGATTACTAAATTGCACAAATAGATAAACAGTAAGTACTACAAGAAATACATTTAATATGTAGTTCAATCCACTTCTGAATGTAAGTCTGTCTTTGTTCATAATATTATAAGTTAGTTAGTTACAAAAGAATAAAGATAAGAAGATATTTCTTAAAACAGCTATTACTCTAGTTTTATGTATCAGATTACTAACAATCATTGAGTGATACAACTTTACGGAGAACTATACGCTCTGCTGGTAAGAGAGCGTCTTCTTATCTTTATAATGTATTTAGATTATAATTGATGTTTATGTGTTATTTAAGCTATATTAATATGAGATAACATGGTTGGATTATAGGTGATGAGTATGATATTGGTGGGTTATTGAAGTCCAACCAACTCTCATCTTCTTCAACGTCAAACACTTAATACGTTCTAAACTAATCAACTATGATCATCAACAGTCCTTCAATAAAACGCCTCTACACCTGCGTTAATAGCAGATGCAGAGACGTATTGGTGTCCTACAGGGTAGCAACAACGTTGTTAGCACGCTGATTGATGAAGCAACCGTTCTCAATGCCACCTGTTTCCAAGGTAGCATCATCGTCGTACAAGAACTCAACCGGCTTGGCTGTATCAATAGCAGCCTCCACACGGTAATTCTTTCCATTACCAACCGAAGCAAAGAGCTTGGTTGTATTAGGATTTCTAACGATCTGAACGGTATCGACTCCTTCGATCCGCTTGAACTCCGATACAGAAATGTTTCGTAACATAGCAAATAAGTTTTAATTGAACAATGATTAAGTGTCCGGTATCTCCCAACCGCAAAACTTAGTGGGGGTTGTTGATAAGGTGGTCAGCTCTCCCGATATTTTTCCAAAAAATTTTTATTCTTCAAAAAATTTTATTTTTCCAGAAAAAATTTCATAACTTGCACTATGACATTATTATGGATTATTGTATTCTTTACTATACTTGAGGCAGTACATGAAGGACTTGCCCTCAGAGGTAAAGGAACCGTAGCAGGAATGATTGAAGCTATAAAGCTTGCTGGACTACCTGCGCTTATTATTGTCGTGTATTTCGATACGCAATATGATCAGGATTATTTCAATCCTTTTTATCCTTGGAAATTTTACAGATTCTTTCTACCACACTTTATTCTCGGATGGTTGTTCGTCCGATATGCACTATTTGATGGGATACATAACCTTGCTGCGAAACTTGACTTGTATTATATAGGTACAGTAAAGTTTTATGACAGAATACTTGCAAGGATTACGAAAAAACAATATCCCGGTCCTACGTTCTGGATTCCAAGGATTCTTCTTTTAGCGGCTGGAGTATCTTTACTTCTTCGTATATAAGTAGTTAGTATATATTATATAAAGTAAAGCGTGAACAAAAAAGAAAAAGTAGCAAAAAGAAAAAAAGTGGTGATTTTAAAGGGAGTTTAAATTCGCATTATGAAAATGCTCATGAGGCGAAGTTAAAGGAAATAAATTTAAGAATCAATAGTTTTAAATAAAATTTTGACGAATGTGGGAAAATAAATATAATATCGGAGATAGAGTTTACCACATTACTCCCGAAAGTGATATTGGAGTTGTCATTGATTGGAGGTACTTCGCATCTACTGAAAGGTATTCTTATTATGTAGTATGGAATACGGAAAACAGAGATTGGTATGTTGAGCAGGAATTATCAAAAAATAAAGTCTTTGCCTGAGAGAGCGTTCCTTTCCTTTCTCAGAAAAAATAATTAACTTTGAAAAATATATATACGTATCAATCATGGGAAAATTTGAAAAATTTACAAATAATCCAAAAGAATATCGTTCTCCTAATGATAGCTTTATTGCAAGAGGTGTTCATATAAATAAACTATTGAAGTATATTGTTGAGTATGGAGGTTTATCAGGAGCGGTTGAGAATCTGTTATTAAGAGATGGACAATCTACAAATGTTATTGTGGGAAACGCTAAGACGATTCGCTCTATCCATGTCACATATCTCTTGCGAAGAGGATCAGCTTTTCAGGAAGGTGTTGTAAGGATTCTTTATGATGGGACAAGTGTATCCGTTCTTGATGATTTTCAGGATAACGGAACTTCCCCTCAAGTAATTTTTACTTCATCCGTTTCAGGCTTGGATATTATATTAACTGTTACTCTTGCTTCTACGGGAGAGAATGGCAGATTAGATGCACAAATTAAAACTTTGGGAATATGATGAAAAAAATAATATTAATTGTATCATTACTCGTTCTCTTCATTGGAGTTCAAAGTCAAACAAGGGTAATACGTGGAGACCTTGTAGTAGAAGGTAATATAGTAAGTACGGAATATGGAAGTCTTATGAGTTCTACTAATTTGGTTTATCTTTCCCTTACCGGATCAGATAGTAATGAGGGAACAGAGGAATCTCCTTGGAGGACATTTGATAAAGTAATAAAAGAATATAGAGATTCTGCTTTAAGTGGGGCTTTTCCTTTAACAGTACATCTGGGTCCGGGAAAATGGCAAGCCTCTGAGATATTTCCAAAAATAAACAGGATAAATACTCTTGGAGCAAGAATCATTCTTGCAGGTGAAATGGACACTGTTCAGGTAATTAATGTAACCCACCCCGGAACTGGAATCCAGAGTTATTTCAGGTGGAGAACCGATAGTACGATTATTGGAGATGTAAGCAATCATCTCTTAGGAACAAGTAAAAACGGAACAACCCAAGCATGGATTGGATATCCAATAGTTTCCAATAGTGCATCTGCTTTTATTTCTCCTATGATAAGTACAGGAGTCGGTCTTAACAGGGTTATACTGAATTGGGTAACTGAGATAGAAGTTCAAACAGAAGATGTATTGAGGGGAGATCGAATAAGATTTCAAAATATCAAATTTGTTCAGGCTGAAGCAATTGTAAATTATGATTTTATATTTACTAATGATGTTGATCTCAATACGTGTTATATGTCTAATGACTATCCTACATATGGTGCTGTGAGCGTGTGGGGAACTCGAACTCTTACTATTAACGGTTGTATTTTAGAACATTACGCAAAAAGTACAACCGGAGACTGTATAGAACTTACTGGACCGGATAATACTATAATAAATTCCTACATACATGGAGTCGGAGGACCTCTTAATGATGGATTGGAATTTCGTCCCATGTCAAGTGGGGAAATATATCATAATGTTTTTGATACCCATAAATACAGTATTAAGAATGATGGAAATGCTGCTATATCTATGGGATCGACTTTAGCAAGAAATGCTACTACTTTTTTACATCTGCATGATCCAAGATATCATCTTGTTACTGAAGCAGAAGATACATGGACAGCTGGTTATGATTCTCTTATTTGTGAGAACGTTACCAATTTTATGAATATTTCTGATGTGTATGATGCGGGAATTTATATTGCTCTTCCTCAGATGAAAGCAGGGGGTTATACAAATTTTGCTGGTGATACCGATTTTAGAAATAATACCCTCAATCTTGACAAGAATTACCATATATCTGTTAATGGAGGAGTTAAATACTACAAACAACCACAACTTACCGGATCACTCACAGATAGCGCACCGACAGACGCAGAGATAGACGCTATTACCGGAACAACACCGGCAGTGGTAGGAGCAGGATGGACTGTAACAATATTAGATTCTGATGGAACCGGATTACTTTATAGAATAGAATCGGATGGTACTTATTGGGATTATCAACTATTAACAAGAGCATTATAATATCTTAACCAAACAAACTAGAAAAATATTATGGCAATAGAAAAACTTCCTGAATTTAGGAATATAAACTGGGACTATAAGGATCAGCACGATACTTTCGTAGGTAGAGGTTTGCATCTCAATATGTTGAATGACCAACTTAGTATGGTAATTGACAATGTAAACAATCTTGTAGAAAATCCTCAATCCTATACTTTTGAAAATGGACTAACAGAAACAGATGGTGTTGTAAGGATTGGTAGTCCATTATCAGGAGCTTCAACAATACACTTTGATGATTGGTGTTATCTTAATATGCCGGCACCATATCAATATATATTTACTGTTAGCAGTGCTACTGGTAGTGGTGGGTCTCATACAAGAGTTACACAAGAATATAGTTTATGGAGTATACAATGTGGAGACGAACCCAAAGATGATACAAGTACAATTTATCATAGAATATCAGCGGGTACATCTGCTACAGATGTAGGTTTAATGAGAAATACAGGATCGTGGTTATATAGTCGTTTTTATTTAACCACTACTTCGATGTTAGTTCAAGATAATATTAATACGAAAGGTCTGATTTATGAAAGTGATTACTCAGCAGCAGGTGTTCTTGATGATCGCTGGATACCGGATTATGGAGCAGTGAAAGCTTACGCAGACTCAGTTGGTGGTGGATCATATACTTTTAGTTCAGGTCTTACTGAATCAGGAGGAACCGTGACTCTTGGAGGAACATTAACACAAGGAGCATCTATAACTACTAATCCCGGTAATCCATTCAGGATATATGAGTTGGAAGTAGGTTATTCATCATTAGTCTCAAGCGAGGCAGGTGAATTTAAAGTTAATTCAGTTAACGGTGCTAGTTTAAACTTAAATTTAGGAAGTTCCTTATTGTATCTAAAAGCTTCAACTGCAACTTTTGGTTATCATACAACATCAATAAATTACAAGATGATTGAGATTACCAATACTACAATGACTGTTACGGATGCAAAAGAGTTGAAAGGACTTGTTTACGCTGCTGATTATGATACTAATGGAGTTCTTGATGATAATTGGATTCCTTCTTACAGAGCTGTCAAAGCTTATGCTGATAGTGTTGGTGGTGGAACTCCTGTATCGTTTGGTACTGCTCAGTATCAGATACCTTATACCAATACAACTACGAATGATTTTGATTATAATGCTGATTTTGTATATGCAGCTGGCTTGCTAAGAGTAGGTCCGTCAGATAACAATGCTTCATTAACTTCAAGTACAATATATGTTATTAAAGGAGATTCCTTCGGTTATTCGACTTATGATTCTCAGAACTGGGGGGATGTTGCAGGTATATCCAATCTTATAAAGTTTACTAAAACAGGAGGAACTTATTCTGCTCCAACCGCAGCTCCCACAGACGCAACAATAGTTCGCACAACCTATCAGGTGTGGGATGGAACTAATACAAGAACTGCTGGTAGTTTCTATGTTAATGTTGACGGGGCTGTAGCAACGGACAACTTCAATACTGAAATGGAGTGGTTCTTAAAGATTGGAGCTTCAGCAAGTGCATTAAGAATGAGACTTAGTTCAACAGGTCTCAGACTTGGGGGATATGGTAGTGGTACAATTACAGGAACTCCAACTTATAATCTTGCAGTAGATGCAACAGGTAATATTATTGAGACTTCTATTAGTGGAGGTGGTACTGTAACTGAGGTTACATCTAGTACAACTAATCAACTGACTGTTGCAAATGGAACCACAACTCCTGCATTAACCGTTGTTACAGGAGCGGTTACTAATGGTGGAACAGCTTTGGCTACAGGAGATCAAATTTACGATTTTGTAATAGGATTGGGATATAGTACTACTGTTGGTACAGTAACTTCGGTTTCTGGTACAGGAACAGTGGATGGGATAACACTTTCAGGTACAGTTACTTCTTCTGGTAGTTTGACTTTAGGTGGAAATATAAGCGTGAGTTCTGCTACAGGAGTGTTGCCTGTATCTCATGGTGGTACAGGATTATCTACAATCGGAGTAAATTATATTCTTACAGGAAATGGAACAAGTGCGATGACTGCCGAAGCAAATCTAACTTTCTCTGGTTCTACACTTGCTGTAACTGGTGCTATCACTGCAACTGGTGAAATTACTGCTTATTCATCTGATGAAAGATTGAAGACCAATATAAAAAGAATCACTAATCCTGTTGGTAAAGTTAAACGACTGTATGGTGTTACTTATGAATGGAGACAAGATGTTTGTAACAGAGTAGGATTTGTTCCTGCACATGAAGTAGAAACAGGAATGATAGCTCAAAATCTCGGTTCTGTAATTAAAGACGCTGTTAGTTTTGCTCCATTCGATAGGGATTATCATGGAAATTCTATTTCAGGAGAAGATTATTTGACTGTTAAACTTGATAAAAGTATTCCTTTAATTATTGAAGCTCTTAAAGAAGTAATAGGGAGATTAGAAAAACTTGAAAATAACTAGATATGGCTTTAGGTAATACAAATATATCAGTTAATGCGGTACGCACTGAGTTAGGATTAAGTCCAAGTGTCGAGACGGATTGGTTGGACTTAATGGGTTATGCTGGTATAAATAAGTTTGCACGTTATGCTCCGGGTGCGTTAAGTGTTGATGCAACTAAAAGTACTGTTCTGACCCCACCTTCTTCCAATGTGAAGATAGGAGATTTCAGATCATATAATCATGCATCTAATATTCCATCTGTTCATGGACCATCTCAAGCAAACTATAATGGTGCAGGAAATATATCAATAGTAGTTGCTGCTTTACCAGAACAGATGAACGTGTGGGAATATGCTGATCCAGCAGATGCTTTTACTTTTAAGATATATAAGGAGATTGCCGATAGAGCAACTGAAGGGAGTCCTTTAGTAGTAGATTCTGGTGATCCAATAAAGGCTTTAACATATTCTACTACAGTACCTCCTGAAGGTCATACACGAAGCGAAACAAAAATAGTTGGTAGTACGCAAGTGAGTGATAGTATAGAGTATAGTTCTGTAACTAATGGATTTACTACTCCAAACCAGAATTTATATGGAGATTGTTTTTTGTGTGCTCCTATAACCGGAACAAGAAAAATAAATCTTGGTCCTACTATATCTGGTGGATATTTTAGTTTTATTGCTCATCAAGAACAACTTCCTTATATTACTGCTAGTGGAAACGTAACCCCACCTTCAGGAGAGGGATATACAGCAACGTGGATAGAAGTTGTTCCGACGGCAAATACTTGTGATGATGATTATGATCAAACACAAACTTGGAGTGGAACTACTTTTGCTTTTTACACTCATATTAGAGGGATTAACGCAGGTGATGAGAGAGTGTTAGCAGTAAGCAATTGTAATATATATCTTACACATGATGGAGGTAAGCAGTTAGTTTATAGTGGTGCTATGAGTCATCTTAGTAATACATACATTAGTGGTACTCTACAAAGTGGTAATACTTGGTCTTATGATGAAATAGGATATGTAACCATTGAGAATATAACATGGGTAGCTGCAACTTATACAACTTGTCCATAATATGAAAACAGAAATAGAAGATTTGCTAAAAGCAAACGAGAGAATACTACAAATCTGGGAACCGGGAAGCGTCTCTAGTCCTCAAGGAGAGAGACACATGGTTATTACTACTAGAAAAGAGAAGGGTGATTCTGTCTATGATGCAGATGAAGTGACTGTTAGATTATTTTCTAGTCGTCCGATGGATATGGTTATTGAAATTGCAACAATAATAGAGGCTATGAAGCAACTGGAAACCGATCCTAGAATAAGAAAAGTTATTCACCAATATCATGAACTTCCTGAATTAGCAGACGAAAATGCAACTAAACGAGTAGGAAGAGTAGATTTTTTAATTATTAATACAATTGATAGGTAATTGAAAAATAATTTTTATCTTTGTTTTAACACGATTGTTTTCATTAATAACAATCTCTCTCCGAAATCCCCTAAACTGATATTTTAGGGGATTTCACATTTTTTATATTTTTTATTGGATGATATAATAAAAATCATTATCTTTGAAATATGGAAAAAATAGTGAAACTTATAGACATACTTGATTCAGAGGTAGTGGATAAACTTATTTACCTTGACAGGATAGTTAGATTGTATGGAAGATTTCTCAAAACTTGGAAAGCAGCAGAGGTTACAAGTAATGGTGCAATTGTTCGTGTGAAGTTCTTTCTTCCAAGTAAACATGGATTTGAGTCCTTTACGGAAAGAGAGTTTCCAATGGGGGATATTGATAAAAGAATCGCTTCTTATAAACGTAAATTAAAAATAGAGTTTAATAATCGTCATGAGAACCCTCGCATACAAAGAGCGAAAGAAGTTCGTAAATGGCAAAAATATATCGACGATGCCCAGATTTAAATGTAATAACCCCTCATGTACCCATCATGAAGAGGAATTAACCCCTCATGTTAGGTTCGTATGGAACGAGAAAACAAAAAAACTTGAGGCTGAAGAAGCAGTATGTCCTGTCTGTGGAGAGCAGAGGGATGTTGTTAAAGAACCGGGACCGATAGAAGTTCCTTGGTTTAAACCTGAAAACGCTAGGAATTATAATAACAGGAGTATCAAAAAGTACGATTATGATCGTGATACTGCGATTTCTACAAGTGTAAAAGTGTAATTAAAATAAGTAATTATGAGTGGTGATAAAAAAATTAGATTAATCTACGATGTTGTCTCTGTACCGCAGGGTATATGTTTAGATAGATTAATAGAGATTTGGAGAGTTTATGGTTTGGTAATTTGGGATTCACAGAACAGAGGTTATGCTCCCGTAGTTACAGACATAGAAAGTGGAAAAAACGAACTGATTGATATATCAACAGTTGGGAAAGAAAAGTTAGAACAAATACAAAAATTAATTAATCATGAGTGAAGAAGAAGGAGTACAAGTACAAGCAGAGGTTGTAGAAAAACCCGTTATGCCAACTAAGGCTGAAATTGAAGAACAAAAAAGAACGCAAGCGATAATTCGTAAACGTGCAATTCAGGAATTGGCTGATTATAAAAAGCGTCTTCGTGAGTCTAATGAACTCAAGGAACTTCAGGTAAAGGAATTTGAGTTAAACATTGCTTATTTTAAGAATAAGAAAGAATGGATGGACCTTGGTCCGGAACTAGAAGCTCTTGAAGCAAGAGAACAAGCCATTATTGCGGAACAAAGAAAAAAAAAACAAATGCAATTAATGGAAGCAGAGAAGAATCAAAGAGAAGCGAAGGCGGATACGCCTAAAATCATTCTACCAAAGGTAGGAAAACCAAGAAAATAATTTTGTATCTTTACAACATGATCAAAAAAATAGAACCAAGAGAGAATGAATTTACTTTGCAACTCCAAGAGATGCTGGGAAATGCATTCCCTCTTGCTCTTGGTTACGAAGTAGTCTATATTATAGGAGAAGACGAGAAAGGCAAAAGAGGACTTTATTTTGAACTTAATTCTAAAGAGTTTGGAAAGCTATATAGTAAGTTTATGATAATAAACACTTTAGCATCTGAGATCGAAGATGAGTTTATGAATAGTGTCATTAACGATCTTGTCATGGCTGGTGTTTCTCTTATGAACATCGCTTCTTTTAATAGAACTAAAGACAAGTCAGTGATTACTGAAATCAATAAATCTGATTTTCGTAATACACTACCGAAAAGACTATTATTTATAAACTAATGAAGACAGTATCGTTTGACGTTGGAACTAATCCGGAGAAATATTTTCATCAACTCGTTGAGATTTTGAGAATATTTAAACCATTTAACCAACTACGCAAGAGACAGCGAGAAGCGTTTGCCGAGATATTGTATCAATTTTACTTGTTTCGTAATGAGAGTGAAGATGTTAGAGAACGTTTAGTATTTGACTATAAGACTAAAGAAGAAATAGCTAAGAGACTAAAGATTACGAAAGGTAACTTATACAATATATATAAAGAGCTGAGACAACTTGATTTACTTACAAAAGATGGAATTAATAGGAAATACCAATATAGATATCTCCAAATTACAGGGATCATCTTTAAATTCCAAGAAGATCGAAAAGAAGTATGAAGGGACTGAGGACCAGATGGCTAATCTGGCGATTGCCCTTCATTCTTTTTTACAAACATGGAGAACTAACCATCCGAATTATAATTATACTATAATCTTAACTGATAATCAATTACACTTACAAATAAAACAAGAATAGCATGAGAATTATACATCAATATGATATAGAAACAGGAGACTATATTCAATCTTTTCCTTCTCTCAAAGATGCAACTGAAATAACAGGTGCGGATGATTCCCATATTAGCAAAGCTGCAATGGGTAGAAGGGCTTCAGCAGGTGGTTTTAAATGGAGTTATGATAAAACCGACAATATATGTAATGCTAATATTGTTAATCTTTATGCATTACAAAGAGGAATTGATCCTTCGACAATTATTAGAACAAGAGTAACGGAAGGAAGAGATGGACATGATCGAATATCTATTGAAACAAAACCGACACCTCTTAAAAAAGTGATGGAAGAAATTGAACTGGAAAATTTTCAAAAGAAACAAAAATCACTTCAACGAAAGACTGACGAACTTAACGTCACTAAAAAATACTTCAGAGAGTATGCACGTGTGGAAAATGCACTGACGGCTTTAGGAGAGAGTTTGAATGAACAACTTACAAATCAGACTTTTAAACCAATTACATATGAACATCCGGAAAAAGAGGGAACAGTGCTTTTAGTTCAAGTAACTGATCTTCACTTTAATGAACTTGTAGAAATGCCTGATAATGAATATGGGTTCAAGGTAGGTGCAAGAAGACTTCAAAAGTATGCTCAAACTATTAGAGAAGTAGCACGATTATATAAGGTGTCTCATATTGTAGTAGCGTTAACAGGAGATATTATTAATTCTGATAGAAGATTAGATGAGATACTTTATATGGCTACAAATAGAACAAAAGCGTCTCTAATTGCTACTCAAATACTTTTTCATTTCTTACAGGATATCAATCGTGCAGCCAATTTGAAAATTGTTGGAGTAAGTGGAAACGAATCAAGGATCAAAGAAGATTTTGGGATGAGTGAACTGACAATGACTGATAACTATGATTTTCTGGTTCTCAATATGTTGAAGATGCTTTTTAGAGAAGCTAAAGGGGTTGAGTTTATTGACGGTGATCCTGTAGAACAAGTTATTAATATTAATGGAAATAATGTTTTAATTACTCATGGAACAGGAATTAAAGAGGGACAAGCAGCAATGCAACAAGTTTTCGGTAAGTATGCCGCTAAAGGGATTCTTCTTGACTATGCTATTTTTGGACATATTCATTTTGCTAATATTACTGATATATATAGTCGTAGTGGTAGTCTCGTTGGTAATAATGTTTATAGTGACCGCAGTCTCAACCTTATTACGAAAGCGTCACAAGTCATTCATATCATGGAGACAGATGGGACGATCAATTCGCTCAGGGTGGGATTACAGTACGCAAGTGATTATGAAGGATACGATATTAAAGATGACTTGGAGGCGTATAACTCGAAACTTGCAGATAACACAAGACAAAGAGAAACAATAGTTCAAGTAGTTATATAAAAATGAAATGTCCAAGATGTGAAGCAATGGGAAGGGAACCGGGAGAAGCAATATATAAAGCTATTGCTCCCGGTGGAATACCTTCAGTAGTTTGCAAACAGTGTATCGACGAGATAAGAAATATAGCAGGAAGTTACGAACATGAGAACGAAGAGGACTAGAGATTATATTAATATATTGGCAAAAAAATATAATCTTGAACCAAAACAAGTTTTAGAAATTACGGAATCAATGTTCCGATTTACTGCTCAGACAATGACAAATAGTAATCGAAAACTAATGTGGTTCGACGAAGTACGACTCATGGGATGGGGAGTATTTCGTGTAAAAGAAGGTAGGAGGAAATACTTTGAAAGATACAATGAAAAAAGGCATGGGCTTAAAAGCTCAAATAGAAGAACAAAATCTTCCGATATATGATAATAGTTTCACTATTGAGGAACTAACCAGATTTGTTGAAGAAATGATTGGAAAAGCAGCAAATGAGAAATCTAATAACAATAGAAAACAATGTTCTAAGAATCGCTCCTGAAGCATTAGTAATCAAGGAATTCCATGATATATGGAAACGTGATAAAACTAAGACGAAGGATAAAGCGTTGAGAGAACTTGCATATGTGTATCATACGACTGATTTTCAGTCGATTTATAGAAATTATCATCCGGATATTCAGGAGAGTAAGATAATACTTGATCTATTTGCTGATAGAAAGTGGAAACCGGATTCCTTAATTATACTTGCTCAGGAGAAGTATAGAACACTTCAAACAACTCTTTCCCTTGAACTGCTCATTGATGCAGAGTTTGGACTAACAAAACTCAGAGATTATTTTCGAGATGTGGATTTTAGTGAAGACGAAAATGGTGCGGCAGCTAAGAACTTTATTGCTAACGTCAAGCAAATGGGGGAATTAGTTAAGGGAATGAAAGTTCTACGTGAAGAAGTAGAAAAAGAATTAAGTAATGCTATGCAATTAAGGGGTGGTAGTACGATAGGACGTAGAGAACTTCCACCAGATAGGAGAGGATAAAATGTTACTAAAAGATTTCAATACCACATCGTATTATTATACTAAGGATACTGGACCTAATGAATGGATGGCTATGGTCAACTTTATCATTAGAGCACAGGTTGTCATTAAAAGAGATGAAAAACATTATACTGTTGATTGTATAAAAGAATATCATGAAAAAGTCGGTTTGTTTGGAGCAGATATGATGCAATGTTATATAACTGATTTTCTTCAAGAATGTAGAAGAATTGATGAAAAGTGGATATTAGTGGGTGAGATAGAAGATAATATGAGGGGAAAACGTTTAGCAGAAAAACCAATTAAATTATGAAAAATTGTATATTTTGTCAGTCGGAGCTTACTACAGTAGATGTAGATGGAATTTGTATTTCATGTAAAAATGCTGGATTTGATATAAAGATTCCACATGTTGTTAATACTGAAAATCTAATACCATCAACGATTGGATGGATTTGCCCAAGATGTCAAGTGGTACATTCTCCTTATAAATATTCTTGTGATTGTCTACCACCAAGTATAACAACGGATTCAATACAGTTAGATATTAAATTTAATGAGTAACATAACAGTAGTAGAGAGACCAAAAATTGTTGTAGCACAACCTTGGACAGGAGTACCAAATCCGTTAAGAAACACAGAACAACCGTATCTGAAGTTTATTAATAGTAGTGTATTTCAAGAGGATGGAAGATATTTTCTTAAAAATGGATATTATACTAATGCTCCTTTCAGTTCTAAGGACTACAATGATTATTGGGATGAACAGGAACATAGGGTATTAAATGGTTATAGTGTAGGTGGTGTCAGAGTGACAGGTCGCCATTATTTTTATCTGAACTTTTGTCTGATTAAAGCTCGTCCTATTGATCCAAATACGGGTGCTGAAAAGCAGGGTGAAAACAGAAAGATTATTACTCTTCCCCGTTTCCTAGATCATAATTACTATTGGTTCAATGAGTTTGAGAAACATTCTGCTGAAGGAATTTATGCCGGTGGAGAAAAGAAAGGAATGATTGTTGCCAAGAGTCGTCGTAAAGGATTTACCTATCAGGTAACAGGTGGAGTATACGGATATAATTTTAATTTCATTCCTGCATCTCAAAATATACTTGCAGCTTACGAAAAAGGTCACTACAAAGTAACATTGGATGGTATTCATTTTACTATGAATCATGTTAATAAAGTAACGGATTGGGGAAAGAAAAGAGATAAACTGAACAAACGTGATCATTTCCGAGCTTCGTTTGTAATGAAAAATGAATATACGGGTGTTGAGATTGAAGATGGTTATATGTCTGAAATACAAGCTGTTTCTTTCAAAGACAATCCTTTCAAGTCTATTGGTGAATCTACTGATCTAATGGGATTTGAAGAAGCTGGTAAATTTGAACATCTTCTAACAGCATATACGATTTCTGAACCAACCTTTCGTGATGGAGATATTATAACCGGTGTTCCTTTAATATGGGGAACCGGTGGTGATATGGAAAGAGGTACTCGTGACTTTGCTGAAATGTATTATAATCCAGACCCTTATGGGCTTGCTTCATATGAGAATATTTATGATGAAAATGCTACAGGTGACTGTGGATGGTTCATTGATGATATGTGGTACTATCCCGGTTCTGTTAAGAAAAAACATTATATTGTAGATAAGTGGGGAAAGAAGATTGAAAAAGAAGAAGAACTTCCCTTTGTAGACGAACAAGGAAATTCTTATAGAGTTCTAGCTGAAGAGTCTCTTGATACAAAAAGAATTATAAGACGCAAGGGTTCACGTTCTGCATATAATAAATTTATTACGCAACAGCCTAAGACACCGGCAGAAGCATTCTTACGTGTACAAGGGACAATGTTTGATACTGTTCGTGCGTCAGCAAGACTTGGACAGATAATGACTAATCGTAAGACCTATGTTGATAGTATCTTTAAAGCTGATTTAATTGTTGATCCAGTAGGTCAACGTATTAAGTTTGAATATAATACTGAAGGAATTCCTCTTCATGATTTCCCAATCAAGAATAATAAACAGGCGGGAGTAATCGAAATATACGAAATGCCTTTTAAAAGAGAAGACGGAACAGTTCCTTTTGGAAGGTATATTGCTGGAATTGACCCCTATGATGACGACGAATCATCCACCAGCTCTGTTGGTTCTATCCTAGTTTTGGATTTATTAACCGATAGGATTGTGTGTCATTATAAAGGAAGACCTTCTACAGCTGATATTTTCTTCGAGACAGTGAGACGAATATTGAAATTTTACAATGCTACAGGAAATTATGAACGTAATAAAAAGGGTCTTTACGGATATCTGTATAATAGGGGTCAACTAAATCTATTGTGTGACGAACCTGAGATTTTAAGAGATAAAGGAATTAGCAAAGCTAATACTTTTGGAAATAACTCGAAAGGAACTTATGGTTCTACTCCCGTTAATCTCTATGGTTTACAGAGAGCAGTACAATGGATGTCTTCTCCTGCATATGGTGAAGAAATTGAAGATGAAAACGGAAACGTGATTGCGTCTGAAACAACAAATTTAGATAAGATAAGATCAATACCTTTACTTCACGAAATAATTGCATGGAACTCGGATGATAACTTTGATGATATTTCAGCGTTGATTATGTTAATGATTTACAGAGAGGATAGATTACAGTTTAAAACTCATTTGAGAGAGAAACAAACAAAGGCTATTACCAATGATCCATTTTTTGATAGACATTTTCATGGTACAAAAAGCTATAGCAATAAAACAATCATGGACTTTATTAAGACAGATAACGTAAAAAATTAATAATTTTATGGAAACTTTGCAAAGTTAAAAATAATGGCTACAGGACAAATAATTAAAACGACAGCACATTTCCCGTACCAAAAGAAATCAACTGCTAAAAAGAATAAGCAGTTTGTAATTGATTGTATGGAGTCAGCTATTGATGTATCATACAACAGAGATAGTCTTCTTATGAGGACTAAAAAAGACATGATGGTCAATTACAATTTGCGTAATGATATTCTTGACGAGAGAGATATTGAACAAGCAGTTAATCCTTGGGGAATAAAAAATGCGTCCTTCCCTGCTAAGATGCAGAACTATCCTATTGCTAATCCTAAAATTGACCTTCTTATTGGTGAGGAATCAAAAAGACGTTTTGATTGGAGAGTAATGGTAGTAAATCCGGATGCAGTTTCTCAGAAAGAAGAGAAGCAAAAGAATTTGATGAAACAACTGCTAATGAAAGCAGTTGAAGATGAAAACTATAGTGAGGAAAAACTTGCTGAAGAAATTCAGAAACTCGAAAAGTGGAGCAAGTATGAAGCTCAAGACCTTAGAGAGAGAAGAGCTACGCAATATCTTACTTATTTATGGAAAGAACAAGACTTAAAAATTAAGTTCAACAGAGGATTTGAAGATGCTCTTGTTGGTGGAATGGAAGTATATAATGTAGATATTGTTGGTGGTGAACCGGTTGTACGAAAAGTTGATCCCATGACTCTCACAGTTCTTCGTACTGGACCGAGTTACTTAGTTGAAGATGCAGATGTTATAATTGAAGATACTTATCAACCTATTAGATGGGTTATTGATAATTATTATGATCATCTTACTCCTGCTGAAATTGATAAAATCGAAAGAGGATATATTTCCAGTGGAGGTAGTAGTAAGGATATTGTTAAGTATTATCCCAGAAGACCAGTTCAAAATCCTATTTCTGCAACCAATGCTTCTCAGAATGAAAACGGTGAATGGGAGTATAGTCTTATTGATCTCAACAACTATAATACAAGAAACGTTGCAGCATATAGTGATAACGGAGAAGTTCGTGTTCTAAAAGTTGTGTGGGTAAGTATGAGAAAGGTGGGAGAAAAGAGTTGGTATGATGAAGACGGAGAAATTCAAAAGGAACTTGTTGACGAGAACTATCCTGTTAATGAAGCTCTTGGAGAAAAAATTGAATGGTTCTGGATTAATGAGTGGTGGGAAGGTACTCGTATCGCAGAAGATATTTATGTTAAGTGGGGTCCAAGACCAATCCAATTCCGTAGTATGGGTAATAAATCTATTGGTGGATCAGGTTATGTAGGAACCATTTATAATACTAATACGTCTCAGGCTCGTTCTTTAATGGATAGGATGAAGCCTTATCAATACCTATATAATGTATTTATGTATAGAACAGAACTTGCCTTTGCAAAGAGTAAAGGTAAGATTTCTGTAATGGATACATCTCGTATTCCGGAAGGTTGGGATATGGACAAGTGGATGTACTATGCTGAGATTCTTGGATGGGCGATTGAAGACCCGTTTAAAGAAGGTAATAAAGGGGTAGCACAAGGAAAACTTGCTGGTCAAATGAACCAGAATACTAAAGTACTTGATCTTGAGATGGGTAGTTATATCCAGCAACACGTTATGATGCTTGAATTTATTAAGCGTGAACTTGGTGAAATTGCCGGTGTAAATCAGCAACGTCAGGGTCAGATAGAAAATCGTGAGACTGTTGGTGGTGTTGAACGTGCTGTAACTCAGTCTTCTCATATTACAGAGAAATGGTTTATGATGCACGATAATACTAAGAAGAGAGTTCTTGAAACTCTTCTTGAGACTGCAAAGTATGCTTGGAGAAATAAGAATCATGAGAAACTGCAATACATTTCCGATGAAATGAGTTCGGTTATTACAGAGATTGATGGACAACTATTCAACGATGCTGATTACGGTATTATGATTAGTAACTCTACTCAAGATGCTGAACTGATGGCGGCTATGAAGAGTCTTGCTCAAGCTGGTCTGCAAAATGACAAGCTTAATTTCTCTGCTCTAATGGATATATACTTATCTGATTCTATGAGTTCTATGAGAAGAAAGATTGAGAAGTATGAAGAAAATGCTGAAAAACTTATAGCTGAACAACAACAAGCAAATCTTGAAGCTCAACAACAACAGATTCAAGCTCAAATGGCTGATAAGGAAGCCGAACGTCAACAAAGATGGGAAGAAAAAATGCTTGAAGCCCAGACTAAACTTGCTATTGCGGGTAAAGACGATGGGCAAGAAGGTAATGGTATAGAAGAAAGAATTCTTGCTATTGAGAAACTTAAATTAGATCGTGAAAAAATTCGAAAGGATTATGAACTGAAGAATAAGGACATACTTGAAACTATTCGTCATAATAAGGCAACTGAAGTGATTGATAAGAAGAAAGCTATGCAACCAAAAACAGTCTCAAAAAGTAAGTAAAAGCTATACCAAATAGAAAATAATATCTAATAATTTGTATTAGATTTTTATGGAAGTTAATTTTGTAACAAAGGAGAAGATTAAAATGGCAAAAGAAGAAAAAGATGGATTATTTAATATGACTCTTGGAGAAGGTCTTATTGAAGTTCCAGACAAAGTAGAAGAGGAAGTTAATAAAAAACCCGCTTCTGAAACAAAAGAACCTTCGAAAGAAGGAAAAACAGCAGGTACTGGATTCACTGAATATGAAGATGGTACAATTGAGCTGGATGAATTTCTCCAAAAAACTGTTGAAACTCAAGCAAAACCTCTTGAAGGTGAAGGTGAAAGTGGAGACGGAGCGCACATTGAAAAGACTGAAAAAAAGCAAGAAAAAGTTAAGACTCCCTCGGATGGCGATGATTCGAGCGACTCTTCTCCTTCTTCTTCACAGTACTTAGCCTTCGCAAGAGACAGAGCCAATGAGGGGGTCTTTCTCGATTTTGAAGAAGAGGATTGGAAAACACTGGTGGAGAGGAATGGTGGAGATGAAGCTGCTGCCCTGCGTGAATTATCTGAGATTTCAGTACAGACACAAATTGAACAGGGTATTGAAAGCTACAAACAGTCGCTTACAGAACAGGATAGAGCACTTTATGAAGCTAAAGAGAAAGGTGTACCAATTGATGCTTACGGACAGGCAAAAACCGGTTATGATAAATACTCAAAGATTAACATTGAGGATTTAAAAGAGAACGAGAAATTGCAAGAAGAAGTTGTTACTAAGGTACTCGAACTCAGAGGATTCAGTAAAGAGGAAATAAAAGAAGAGATCGACGGTTATAAGACCTTAGAAAATTTAGCAGAAAAAGCTGCAAAGGCTCTTCCGATATTACCGAAGACTTTCAAGAAAAAGATGACTGATCTTGAAGAAGGTGCTAAAGCTGCTCAAGAAGCCGAAAAGGACAGAATTAGACAAGGCGTTGCTAGGATGAAACAATTAGTTGATAACACTCCGGAGATTATACCGGGGATTAAACTGACTAAACCTGCACGTGAAAAGATAATGAAGTCTATGATAGAACCAATAGCACGTGATGCTGAAGGTCGTCCGCTTAATCCTGTAATGGCAACAAGGAATCGAAATCCGGAACTGTTTGAAATGATGCTTCATTATTATCATGACCTTGGAATATTTAATATAAATGAGGACGGAGTAGCAAAACCAGACTTTAGTAAGATTGCAAAAACTGCAACAACCGAAGCTACTGACAAACTCAGAAGTGTTTTTGAATCTAAGGAAAAGATAGTTACTGGGAAGACAAAAGTTGTTAAAACAGATGACGACGAAATTGATGACTTTGAAAGAGCTTTTAGAAGATTATAATTAGTAAATACAAATAAGAGAAACCCTTTTAAAAACGGTAAAAATGAAAATTTCACCATTTCAACTTTATGAATCAGAGGACATAACAGGTCTGGTAACCAAGTCACACTTAGGTTATAGATTTGGTATCGAACCTCAACAAGCGTCTAAAGTTGCCACTATGATTCATCAAGCGAATCTTGGTGCTACTGTAAACGCATATCTGAATCAGTTTCCGGTTAAAACCTTCGACACTGATGACGATTTTACATGGGACATTACTACTAACGGTAAGAAAAATATCCCACTTGTTAAGGCTGAAATTACACTTGGTACTGCTGTTACAGCAACATCCCAAGCAGGTCTTAACTACGCTGAGTTCTATCTATACTTTGCAGAAGCTTACTTCACTGATGTCAACGTGATTGTTGGTGAACGTAATGAAATCTATCCAATTCAAATCTTGGAAGACCCTGTTAACGTAGGTGGTACTTGGAGATACAGATGTCGCCTGTTAACTGGTGATCCTAGTCTGTTTATCCCTTACGAAGAACTGGTAGCCGGAAAGCGTTTCAGTAAAGATTTCTCACCGGTTGAGAAGGAACTTTCTGTAAAAGGTGGTGGAGTTCATTATACGTTTCCGTATAAAATGATGAACGCCATGACTATGATTCGTATGCAAGATACAATTCCGGGTAACATGATCGAAAGACCTGTTAAATTCTCTTGGATTGATCCAGCTACGAAAAAACTCATGACAACTTGGATGGACTATCGTTCATACGAGCTTGAAATGCAGTATCAAGACGAGATTAACCATATGCTTGTATATGCTATTTCGAATAAAACCGAAGATGGTAAATATATGCAACGTGGTAAATCAGGTAGAGTGATCCAGATGGGTGCTGGTATTAAGCAACAAATGGAAGCTGCTAACTACAATACATATAACTCATTCGACATCAAGAAATTTACTGAAATGCTTCTTGACCTGACCGTTGGTAAGGTTGTTATGGGACAGCGTGAAGTAACTGTTCTTACAGGAGAATGGGGAATGTATCAATTCCACGAAGCTCTTGAAGACTATACTACACTGTACACTCCTGCAAGGGATGAATACAGAATTTACTCAAGTAAGGGTAATGCAATGGGATTCAGGGGTCAATTCCTAGAGTATATTGGACCAAACGGAATCAAAGTTAACATCGTTCACGATGCTCTGAAAGACGATTTCGCAAGGAACAAAGTATTTTATCCCGGTGGACAAGGACTTGCTGAGTCACGTGTATATGACATCCTGAACATGGGTACTTCTGATGGAAGACCTAATATTCAGAAGGTAGCTCTTTCGAAATTTGGTGATATTCGTGGTTACGAACCCGGACTACGTGATCCTTTCACGATTGGTCAAACTAACAGAATTATGAGCAACCCGAAGGACGCATGGACAGAACACAGAGCTTATACTGGTGGTTCTATTGTTTATGATCCTACAAGGACTGCAACATATAAACCGATTATACTTTAATACTTAAATTTTAGGAGAAGAAGAAAATGGCAAGTAAAAGTGAAGAAGTAGTAAAGTCAGGTAGCAAAGGAACGGAAGCGTTCACGCTACCTAACACTAAAGTCCACGTGAAGCCCATCGTTCGTAGTGGACGATGGCTTCCCGAAGGACACTCAGGAGCGTTCATGTATGATCATACTGTAATGGGACTTCAAGTTCCTCTTGATAGAAATACAGGAAGACTTATGAACCCCTTAACTCCTGAAGAACAGGCGTTCTTTGAAAATGAGGCAGGTCTGGATTTACAAAAAGGTGATCTTAATCCTTATAAGAAAAAAGATAATTTTTGGCATGATTTTAAGGTATCGGTAAGAAAGACTGATGATATCGTAACAGATGAAACAATTCTTTTGACCCTCGATCTTTCTAAGCCTATGGATTATCTTCAGTACAAAGTTCTAATGTTGAACACTAAACCTGACGGAGGCTTAGTTGCACCAAGTTGGGAAAATAGAACAAGTAGTGGAACATACAGAATAGCACTGGTACACGAAGGTCAGCAGAATCAAGAGAAGATTAAACGTGCTGATAAGATGAAGAAAGCCTATAAATATCTAGCTAAAATTGATAGTTCAGAAGAAGAAATGTTCGACTTCTTAACAGTTTATTATCTAGAGAATGGTAAATCAAAACGTCCATCTGAAGATTCAAGTAAGGAGACTTACTATTCATGGCTTCAGGATATTATCGACAATGACATTGATGGATTCGTTGCTATTGTTGATGATGCTAAGAACTACGAATATAAACTCTTAGTTCATAGGGGTCTTAAAGTTGGAGCACTTGTAATGAAGGGTAGCGACAAAATTGAGACTGTCGATGGAATACCGGTTGGTACAGGTTTAGCACAAGCTATTCAATGGTTTAAAGATGACAGGCATCAAGATGAATATTTGACATTAAAGAATCAAATTGAACTTGCTAAATAATGACAGCAGAAGAAATGGGATATGCATTCGATGTTAGCTATGATAAAATAGCTAACTTCGATAATCCCGGTTACGAACCGTTAGAGAAATCTACGTTCCTGACGCAAGCTCAGGAACAAATTGTAATTGATATTCAACGAGGGAACGCCTTTGTTGAATCTAATAAGAGAATACTTGACGTACTGAAAACGTATGATGATCTTAGTACATTTGTTGCTGGTCCTTATGCAAACTCTTTTTGGGCAGATTTACCGGACGGATTCGCTGTTATTAATGAAGTAGCTACTCTTACCGCACAATCTACACATTTCTATCCGGGGATTGTGTTTTCAGACGTAAGAGTAAAACCTATAGATGATGACTATTATCATCTAAATATTAAAAATCCATATAAGAAACCTAATCATGAAAAAATTTGGAGACTTGATTATGGAGAAGATAATAGTGGATGGAAAGGTAAGTTAACCTATGTAATTGATTCGGATACGGTTCTTACAAGTGTACGTGTGCATTTTTACAGAAAACCGTCTCCTATTGTAATTCCGGATGGTGATTACACAACTGAAACATTAGATGGAGTTGCACTATCTGCTCATACAACAGCAGGATTAGATAGTGAACTAAACAGTATTATACATCGTGAAATCGTTGATAGAGCAGTTAAGCTTGCTTATGCTGCACTTCAAGATGAAAAAGGATTTCAAATCAGTTCTTTAAAAGAACAACAATAAATATTTTTTAACTTAATTCCTTATAAAAAATGGAAACTATTAAAAACGTAATGCAGCTTTTTGTTGCTGCTAACATAGCTGCTTCAGGTTCTGAAGGTTCAGTAGCTAGTACATCTACTGTAGCTAGTGGTGAAGTGGTTGTAACTGATCTGAAAAACGTGATTCTTGATGCAACATCTCTACCGGCAGGACTGACCGCTTTCAAACTCGTTGCTAATGCAGGAGGTAAACTTCTTCATTCTGACGTAGTTACGAAAGGAACAGTAAGAAATTATAATCTAGGTAAACAATCTGCTGAGGTTCAGCAAGTTGATTATGTAGGTTTTAATGGTGTATCAGGAGAACTTGATACTACTGCAAACAACCTGTTCACAATCAGAATGTATGTTCGTGGATCAAGTATCGCTGATTTCATGCAACAAAAAATTAAAGAAGGCTTCTATAAGTCTCCTAGTACAACAACTCAAGCTGCTGTAGCTCTTGGATTGGTTAAGAGTCTTATTAAGAACTGGAGTCGTGAACCAGAAAAGGAAATCCTTTTCGAAAGAGTTAATAGTGGAGCTAGTACTTCTTTGCCTGATGCAATTGGTTCTCTGAATGTTGTTAAAGGAAGCAAGTATTTCACAGTTACTGACATTGATAATGCAACAACTGACGCAGCTCTTGTTGTTGGTGATCTTCTAAGAATCGGTACTGCTTTGACAGGTCCTGTTTATACAGTTGTTAGTATTAACACTACTAGCAATACTGGTGAATTTGACGTTGAATATCAAGGTGCAACCGCTACTCTTACTCAAGATACCCAATACGGAATTGTTCGTGTAGCAGGTATTGATGATTATGGTATCAAACTGACGGGTCAAGACAGAAGTTTTGTTCTTGGAAAATTTGATTCTTCAGTAGTTGTTTGGAAAACTACTATTGATTTCGGAGAAGATGCAACAGCACTTGTAACTGAATCAATTAAACCTTTCCCCGGAGTTGGTACATATCAGAAGATGGCAAAACTTGAGAAAGAATTGCAAGCTGACGAATATATATATCGCTCATTCCTTGAAGGAGCACCTGTTGACAGAGCACAAATTACTGGTGCACTGTATGACTTCGTGCTTGTTGAGTATGACGGAGTAATTCAAGGTGGACTTGGAAGTGATGTAAAATCTCCAAAGCAAATTGCAGTAGCTCTTGAAGCTAACACTGCTCTTGGTGATGATGCTCAAACCGGAGTTGTAACAGTACTTAATGCTATTTTCTTAGCGTGGGGTAGCCCTGTTTCAGCCCAAACTCCAACTGCCTAACAGTTAGTGAGTAATATAAATTACAGGGAACATGGATAATATCTGTGTTCCCTTTTTTTACATCTTCCTTAAAACTCTCATAAAATGTCAGTAGAAATTAGTAAATTGCAAAACGAAAAGCAATCACTCGAACAGGAAATATTAGAACAAAAACTTCAAGGTGTAAAGGGACAGGTAATGGCATTAGGAGACACTCTACATCAAAGAATGGATACAGTTGAACAGAAAAATGAAATTCAATTTAATCATTTGAAAGAAAGTACTGATGAAATACGAACTAGCACCAGAGAAATTTTGGCTCAAGTAAAACAAACAAACGGGAGAGTTACTAGTCTCGAAACATCTCGAATAATATATAAAACTGAATCAGAAGAACTAACGAATAAAGTTGGTGAACTGGAAAAGAATACTAAGGTTGTTAGATTCATGCATAAATATCCTAAAATAACTGTTATCCTAGTTGTCTCTCTTTATCTTTTTAGTATTAAAGAAATCAGAGATGTTATAGGAGAAGGAGTTGTTGATATTTTTGGATTCTTTGTAAAATTATTTTAATATGGGAAACTCATTAGGAACAACTTCTAAAAAAGTTTATGATACTTTACATCCTGATCTGCAATTAGTTGTAGATTGGGTGTTAAAGTATTGTGTTGTAGATTTAACTCTATACGAAGGTCATAGAAAACCTGAGAAGCAATTCGAATATTATAAGAAAGGAAGAGAGTTTAAAAACGGTAGATGGGTTGTAGTAAATCAAAAAGCCGTAATTACTAATGCAGACGGATATCACAAATTGAGTAATCATAATTATAATCCGTCCCATGCTCTCGACTTTAAAGCATATGTTAAGGATAAACCTCAATTAGAGTGGGATGTTCCACATCTTACTTATATTGCAGCAAGTTTCGTTATGGCTGCTGAGTTTTTATACTTACAAGGAAAGATTACTCACAAAATCAGATGGGGAGGAAATTGGGATAAAGATGGAGACCTTGCTGATAATAAACTTTATGATCGTCCACACGTTGAAATATATAAGCCATGAGCGTAGTTAAAAATTCAGCTATGAGATTTAGTTTAACTGTTATATCAATTTCGATATGTATAGTTCTTTTAGCTATTAGTGTTCATATAGTAATAAAAGCAGTTGCCGGTATAGAACCACAATGGTCAGAAATGGGTATATTTATTGCTGGTCTTGCTGCTCTTTTAACTGGTTCCGGATGGAACAAAACGAAACAAAAGGAGATTGAAGTAAATGAAAAAAACAAGTAAATGGTTACTAGTAGCGTTTGTCCTGATCTTAATATGTATTATAACAAACATGATAGTTGATTATCTAAGGAATCGAGTACCTGATGGAATGGTTCTTGTTCCTCAATCTACTTTAGATTCCCTTAACGCTTATATAGAACTCTCTGATTCTCTCCAAGTTATTGCTAATCTCCCTCCTGATACAATATATATACTTGATACAGTATATATTAAAGACCCTGTAAGTGCAGTTACTACCCCTTATTCAGAGGAAGAAGGTAAACTTACTTACTATGAAGATAGTCTAAAGGTTGAAAATGAGATTGATGTTGAAATTGCTTTTACATCTACAGGAAAATTAACAACTCCTATATATTGGGAATATACTCCAATAATTCATGAAATTGAAACGATAATTGAAAAGAAGATACCATATCCAATACTAACTACAATTGAAGTTGAGGTTCCCAAATATTACAACGGACATTATTTGTCATTAGTTGTGGGTGGTAATGATAAAATGTTTAACTTTGGAGTAGATTATGATTTTGTTAAAGAAAATCATATTTATGGATTTCAATATCGTAAGTATGGAGAACAAAACGTATATGGTGTGAAAATAGGAATAAACTTATCTACACTTTTTAAAAGATAATACAATGGATTTAACTTTAAGTCTATCATATCAAGAACAAAACGATAATAAAGCTATCGTTTTGACAGATACTACAGTCGATTGGAACGATAGTGACACTGCTTTAATAGACGGTGATAGTATGGTTGCAGGAGATTTTTACGAAATTGTATCACAAGCTGTTCTGAATTTCACTCTTTATGGTGCTCCCGATAATGTAGTAGGTACTAGGTTTGTAGGAAGTGGAACATCTACTCTTGGAACAGGTGATTCTTTACTTCCTGTTACTCCTACATTTGCTGAAATTACTGCTGCAACTCTTGACACTACAATAACAGGGGTTGATTCGATTGCAGTTGCGAAAGATCAAGTTGATCTTTTGTCTGAATTTGGACCTTTTGCAAGTCAGGACGATTTAGTGTACACAATTACAGCAGCTATGTTAGGAGATGCTATAGGTAGTGTGCTTGAAGACGGTCTTTATGAACTCGTATATAAGTTTTCTTATATGGGAGACGGTGTTGTAAATACTAAAACCGATACCCTCACTGTTACAATTCTTGTATATGGTGTGGTTAAAGTGGCGACCTACGAGAAACTGAGAAGCATCAATGTCCTTTATATGTGTACAGATGGGTGTCCTACGAAGGGTATTCAGGAGGCAGACCTTTGCGGAGCATATTTATCTTCGATAGAAAACTCAGCATACGTAGCTAAGACAGAGGAATTGTTAAATATGCTTGTTGTACTCAACAATATTATTTTAAATGGGAGCAATATTACTTGGTAGTGCAGGTCAATCACCCGTTGAGAGTGGTTTTACTCGTTTAGTTCCAATACCTGAGAACCTTCCTATTGATCCAATAGTTCTTATGGAAGGTGTGGATCGTTTTGAACAGAAGACTCCTATTATTAATAACAATAATTATTATACAATTGAAGGGGGTTTAGTTCCTGAAGATACAACTATTATTAGAACTGACGGTCTTATTAGTCAGGTAATCAAGGAAACTAAAGTAATTGATATAATAAGGGATGTGGATGGACTGATAATAGAAATAAATGACGGAATATATTTAAAAGAAATCATAAGAACAGACGGTGTTATCACATCCATTGATGTAACCGTATTATAAAAACCAAACAAACATAAACAATCATGGCAATAGTAGCAACAGACTGGACGATTGACAGAGATACGAAAGTAATCGCCTATATAGGAGATGACCATACAGGTACTGCTCCGTCATATGCAACAGTAATTCAATTTCACAGATGGTTACAGCAACTCGCAGATGATGCTGTAGCTATACCTGCAAGCGGTGATGAACTTGATATCACCAATGTTGACCCATCAAGAAGATCAACCGATAACATTATCACGCTTATTAATGGTTATACACTTAACGCTGCTGCACCTGAACACTTATATGATGGTTCTATTATACAAGGAACTGTTGGTGTCGATCAGATTATATGGGACGGTGTTGTAAACTTTGGGAACTCTGATGTTCAGATACAACTTATTCAGGATGGAGCAGTTCTTACTGATGATTGGTGGAATACCAGAGATAAGGTTTATGGTGACGGTGGTCTAAACTATGATGATGATGCCGGTATATCACACAGGTTTATGCTGAAGGTACATGACTTCGTGGCTGATGGTGGAGATATTGATGGTCGTAGGGTTATTGGTACTGCACGTAGATTCGGGTACACATATCAGGAATTTAAAATTAACGGTTCTGCTCGTGGTAATAATGTACTTGCACTTGCTGATGGTACTGACCTTAATAACCAGACTGCTATAGGAACTGTAGCAGGTTGGACAGGTATTACACTCGTAACTGAGGGTTACGTGGGTCTTGATATTAACGATGATGCAACAGTTGAGTATTTCTATTCTGAATGGAATACTAACTATCCTACTAATACTATTAATAACTTCTATGAGAGAATGAAATGGTTAACGAGGGATGGTTCTGCTTCAACGTTTTATGGACTTAATGGAGAGTTGTTTAGAGGTATAACTCATGAGGTTGCTTATACATCTCTTACAGGAACATTTGACGAAGGATATGGAATATCATGGTCAGGTGCTTCGGTTGGTACAGGACAGATTCTTGCTGATAATGGTTCAAATAAACTTTGGATTCAATTACTTACAGGAGTAGCTCCTGTTTCGACTGCTTCTTTATCTCAAACAACTCCTGATGCAGCATCTGCAACAGCAGGTACTATAACAGATCGTTCTGCTCTTATATCTAAACCTTTTATTGGAGTATCAACTGGTACACAAATTATTGGTGCTTATGGTGTGGGTATTCAACCTAGTGATATTAACTCAGGTGATAAGGTATTTGACCTTTCTAATGCTCAATGGAGTCCACCAAACCTTGTTACAAACTCTGTAACCGGTGTTGTTATAGGTGAAGACTACATACTTGTAGCTCCTGCATTTGGTACAGATACTAATGGTGATCCAGCAATCGACAAAAATCAATTTGAAGTTGGTGTTGCTTTAACTACAGATAATGTAACATCTGTTACTATTCAGGCAGGTAGAATTGAAGGGGCTAGTATTCCAACAGATACCCCAAGTACCGGATATATCAGAGTTACTGATAATAACGGATTTGAAAGAAAATTACATTATTCCTCTTGGACAGGTAGTGTGTTTACTATTGACACAACAGATGGAAATGAAGATTTCCTATCAGTAAATGCAAGTATAGGTAACAATGTTTATATAACTTATCTTGATCTCGAAGCTACTGCAACCTCTCATTCGTATCAAGGAACTTATGTTTCTGATAGAAACTTGGTAGTTCTTGTTCGTGATGGTAAAGCTACTCCTATTAAGCAGTTTATCTCTGGATGGACATTTGGATCGGCTAACCAGAGTATCGCAGTAATTCGTACAACAGATGAATAATGAGAGAACTTGTCGGGAAAGTAGATTGTATAATGTGTGGTCATTGTTGTGGATATAGGATGGAGAAAGATTTTGGTGGTGTTTCCTATGCAGAAGATGAAATTATTCCTGATGGTATTAAAACGGAAAAAACAGAATATGGTTTTACAATACCTGTAAATGAAGATGATGTTTGCATATATTTAATAAAATTAAATAACGGTTTTACCAGATGTGGTGTTTATGATAAAAGACCAAATATGTGTAAGTTGTTTTATTGTTTAACACAACAAAAAGGAAGACAGTTACAAAAAATAGTTGACGAATTATGGCAGCACCCACAATAGGTTTATTGAATCATGTTGAAATAGATGATGCAGATGCTAATACAAGTTGGGTTGGTGTAACTACAGCTGATCCTGACATAAAGAAAGAAGGAACTAACTCTATGTCTGGTATAGTTCGTACTGACTTAACACTTGCATATTATGATGATACTACTACACGTTCAGCAGTAGGAAAACATATAAGGATGTGGGTTAATACAATTAACACTCCTTATATGAAAACTGAAGTCAATGGGGGATATGAGGCATATATGTATGATGGTACAAATAGTGATTATTATACAATATTTGGTTCTGATACATATCCGGGTGGTTGGTTTAATGTAGTAATTGATTGTTCTTTATTTACTGGTATAACTCTTGCTAATGCGAGAAGATGGGGAATAAGATCAAATCATACAACTAACGCTAAGAACGCCATTAATACATGGGTTGATTTTATCCGTTATACAGATGGATATTATATAACCGGTGGAACAAGTGGAGACAAGGTTACACTAATGGATGTTTCTGTTGCTGATAAAGGAACAACAACCTTGTTCGGCTACGGTATCATTGAAGAAATCGAAGGTGTTTATTTCTCTTCTGGGAAATTTCAAGTAGGTAATGGAACAACAACTACTTATTTTGAAATGGATGGAGACGTACTTGTTTTTACCGATAAGTCTGTTGCAGATGGTCTTTATGCTATTAATGGTAATGGTTCTGGTTGTAATCTTGTAATCAATAATTCAACAATAAAAGCATCCGGAACAGGAAATGCTAATAGACCAGATATTGATATGGTTACGAATAGTCCCGGTTCAGTTTCTATTACAGATACCGTTTTCATACGAGCAGGACTATCTTCTTTTACATCTGGACAAACTATTACAGGGAATACTTTCAATAATTGTCAACAAATAATTCACGGTGGTTCAGACATGAGGGGTTGTACCATTGCAGGATATGAAGGAACAGCAGATACTGCTGCTCTTTTTTATAATGCAGCAGTTGATCCTGATGGAGAGATGGATAACATGAGTTTTACTAAAGGGACAGCCGCAACTCATGCTATCGAATTTGGAACATCTTCTCCTACTACGATGACATTAAGAGGAATAGATTTCTCTGGTTATAATGCTTCTAACGGACAAACAGATTCTACGTTTCTTGTGTCTAGAACATCTGGAACTGTAACTATCAATCTTGTAGGATGTAGCGGAAATATGACTTATAAATCAGCAGGAGCAACAGTTGTACTTGTACAAGACCCTGTAACAGTATTACTTACAGTTAAAGATATTGAAACTAATAGCGTTATTGTAGGAGCTAGGATTCTTCTTTGGGTTGCTAACGGAACTAATTTTCCATATCAAGATTCTGTTTCAATAACAAGTTCTGGAACAACTGCGACAGTAACTCATACTGGTCACGGACTTTCTACTAACGATAATGTTATTATTTTAGGTGCAGTAGAAGAAGCATATAATGGAGCATATCAAATAACAGTAACTGGTGTAGATACTTATACCTATACGATGGTGGCGTCAACTACAACTCCTGCAACAGGAACTATAACTTCTACATTTGCTATTATCAATACAATTACAGATAGTAACGGACAAGTATCTGACAGTAGAACCTATCCGTCAGGAAGTCAACCGGTTTTAGGTCGAGTAAGAAGAGCAACTACTGGAACTTTATATAAACAACAACCAATTTCTGATACTGTTAGTAATACAGTAGGATTAACTTCAAATATTTTAATGATACCAGATGTGTGAAAAAGAAATATTTCAATCAGGAGAGAGAGAACTTAAAAAGGCATTTGAAGAAGTTACTACACGAAATGTTCTTTCTATTTTAAATTATACAAAAGAAACACGTAAATTGTTTAGAACTTTGGAAGAAAAAGTGGTAAATTTGGAACAGGGTATTCTTCAACGAGATATAGACATTGACCGAATGAAGAAACAAATAGCAAGCTTACAACAAAAATTGTATAATGAAGGCACATAATGGCAATTTCAGTAAATCCTTTAACGTTTGTAATCAATGTCCCAAAAGCGGATTTGACTCTAGTTCAATTACTTCCTACTGAGATTTATAATATGGACCTTAATTGGTTTAGATTAGAATTAAAATCGTGGGAAGATGAAGGGAATGGACTTGAAGGAGGTATAACTTTTCTTAAAACACATACTCATAATACTGAAGTTTCTCTTGGGGGTTTAACGTTTGCTAGAGTAATAGAGATACTTGCACCATATACTATTACATTTGAAGACGGGCAATATGCTGTAAATCTTATTGGTGCTAATAGTAACGTATCAGACAGAGTAAACGTAAACCAAGTATCTGTTCGTTCTCAAAACTCTGCTGGTTTGATTTCTTCTCCCGCTATTGAGTTTGCTTCGTTTAACGGAGGGGTACTTGTTGATACGATTAGGGGAGTAACAGGAACAATATTTCCTAGAGGTACTGAACAACTTCCTGTAAATAACTTAGTAGATGCTTTACTTATTGCTGAATATCGTGGATTCAAAAAATTGTATATTAATGAAAGCATGGAACTCGATGGAGGTTCTGATTTATCTGAGTTTACGATAGTTGGGCAGAGTCACGTTCTTACCGAATTGGAAATTGCTGAGGATGCTGATGTGATAGGAGTGACTTTTATGAATGCTTCTATATTTGGAACGCTTGATGGTGGAAACTCTATTGATGATTGTGTTGTTGGAGATATTACTTTTTTTAATGGGCATATTCATAATTCATCTTTATATGGAACTATTACTCTAGGAGGTGGGGAAGATGCTTATATTGTAAATTGTTCGAGGTTAGATATTTCTTTTATCCCTGTAATTAATATGGGAGGTAGCGGTCAAGACCTTGTAATGCCTAATTATGCAGGAGCTATCTGGATAGAGAACCTGACCGGAGCATCTAAAGCGGGAATTGGACTTATTTCAGGTACAGTTATACTTGATTCTGCAACTGTAACTTCTGGTAATATTACAGTTAGTGGTATTGGAAGATTAGTAGATGAATCTAATAACTATATAGAAACCGGTATTTGGAACGGTGGTGTTACAATTACTAATAATTTAATCAGTAAGGAAACAATCAGTACTGCTGTTTGGGATGAACCATTAATATTACATCAAGATGTTGGAAGTACCGGGGAAGCATTGGGAGATGCTGCAATAGGTGGAGCACCAACAGCAGGAGAAGTTGCTGATGCTGTATGGGATGAAGATTTAACAACTCATACTACTGCTAATAGTGCAGGTAAGATATTACAAGATACTAAACGAGATGTCGGTGATGCACAAGCGTTAATACTTGCAATATAATGGGATATGACGTAACAAATAATAGTTCAGTTGTTGAACTTGTTCAACCGCAGAGTGTTCCTGTCGGTAATGATCTTACGCCCATTACGCTTCCGGACGTAGTTCCACCGCCACAACCTCTCGTTTCAGAGTCGGTAGTTCCTGTAGGAGCAACTATTCAGCTTCCTAAAACGCTTCCGACTGTCGAACTTATTGGTATGGATACTATTACTCCCAGAGGGGATGTAATAACAATTCCTAACTTTGTTCCACCGGACGGTGTAGTATTGCTTGAATCAATACGAATACCTGACTTTTTAAGAGATGGTAATATAGAAGTAGGAGTTAAGAGACTTGAAGATTTAGAAGACGTTGATATAGCTGGTAGAACAGACGGAAATATTATTGTTTACGTTCAAGCTACTAACTCTTATCAACACGTTGCACCAACCGGTACTGGTTTTGATTTACACTATATTCATAATCAGGGGATGGCAGCACAAGTTTGGAACATAGCACATAACCTTGGAAAGAGACCGGCTATTCACATTGAAGATATGAGTGGGAATGAAATGATCCCACAGATTATACATATAGATAACAATAATGCACAAGCTGTATTTGGAAATGCAACATTTTCTGGAACAGCCTATTGCAACTAAACAAACAAGAAAATGGCAATTCCCTACGTACAATCAATAGACATGAACGATTTTCAGATTCTGAATTTCGTTACTCATAGTTCGGGATCAGCTCCTACTAACGCATCAGGTTTAGGTGGTATGATGTGGTGGGATAGCTCAACCTATGATCTAAAGGTCTATAATAACAATGATAGTCTTTGGAACTCTTTGGTGCAAGGTCCAGCTACTACAACCAATACTTATATCCCTCAATGGAGTGGTACTATTGGTAATAAACTATCAACAGGTCTTCAACTTAAGACAACTGTTGGAGTAACAGGAGATGATACATCTGTTGTTACAGAACAAGGTATTCGTGAAGCGATTGCATCTGCTATCTCTGGTGGTGTAAATTATCAAGGTGGGTATAACGCTTCAACTAATACTCCCGATCTTGAAGCAGGTACAGGTGTTCTTAAAGGATATATGTACACTGTTACAGTAGCAGGTACTTTTTTTACAGATGTTCTTGCTATTGGAGATGTTTTGATTGCTGAGAACGATGCTCCTACAACACTTGCTGAATGGACTATTGTAGCGAGAGAATGGAACGAGACTTTCCTTGAGCTTGGTGATACACCTTCTGTTTATACAGGAGCAGGTGGATATATGGTTATGGTAAATTCTTCGCCTAATGCTCTTGAATTTATTAATCCAGCTACGTACAGTCTTTCAAACTTCAACAACAACTTATATACTGCATCAGCTTTAACTAAGACAGATGATACAAACGTAACTCTTACGTTGGGTGGAACTCCTGCAAGTGCTCTTTTACAGGCTACTTCTCTAACTCTTGGATGGTCAGGTACATTAGCTGCTAGTAGAGGTGGTACAGGACAAGGAACATACGCTATTGGTGATTTACTTTATGCAAGTACAACAAGTGCTCTATCAAGATTGGCTGCTGTTCCAGCAGGTTCATTCTTGAGATCAGCAGGTAGTGCAACTGCTCCTGCATGGAGTACATTGACAATACCGAATACAATTACAGAAGATAGTATTCTTGTAGCTAATGCTGCTGATACACTTGTAGCTTTACAAGTTGGTAATGGTCAGAGTATTAGACTTAATGCGGGTGGAACCGCTTGGGAAGCGTTTACTCCCTCTTCAGGTATTGGTAATCATAATTTGCTTAACGGAAGTGAACACCCTGATACCGTTACACAAGCTGTATCTCGTGGTTCTCTTATCTATGGTAATTCGACTCCATTGTGGGATGAACTTGTGATTGGTGGTGCTGGAACTGTTTTAACTTCTAATGGTACTGATGTGTCTTGGTCAAGTAACGTAGTTCTTGCAGCAGGTGGAGCTATTCGAACATCTTTGGTTGCTACAAATACATTATTGTTTCAAGCGTATGATACAGACGGTGTTTCTTATACAACTTTTGCTACACTGACTGCTGGTACAACTCCTACGTTTAATCTTAATGCAGCGACTACTGTTGGCGGTGTTGGTGTTGTTGCATATGCTGGTGGAGCATTCCATAATGGTTTCTCAGATTTCGTTGCTAATGAACACATTAATCACACAAGCGTAACTATTACAGCAGGTTCTGGTTTGTCATATAGTACTGGTGGAACTAACATTGCTTCTTCTGCTACTATTGATCTTGACATTAATGAACTTACAGGGGAATCTGCAATCGCATCTACTGATACAATTCCTTTTTATGATGTTACTGCTGCTGCAAATAGAAAGATTACCTTTGCACAACTCTCTACAGCGTTAGAAGCAACCTTAAATACAGCAGGATATGCTAAAATTGCAGCAGGTGATCTTGGCTTAGGTGCATCTCCAACAATTACTCACAACTTTAATCTAACTGAAATAACCGATGTGATTGTTCAAATATGGAGACAATCAGATAATAAACAAGTTGCAGTTGAAATAACAGCAGCTACTCTTGATACTGTAACAGTTTCGTTTGGTGCAGCAGCACTGAATCCAAGTATCGGAACTTTCAGATATATAGTAGCAGCTATACAAGAATAAGAACATATGGCAATTCCTATAGAATCAAGTATTCAACTTACGAATGCTGCGTGCAATTTAATTTTTGCAAGTACAACATCGTATATAACAGAAACTTCCGCAGGAACTCTTGATATATACGCAAACTCGGTAAATGTCATGACACTTACTTCGAGTGGAATGGCACTTACTTCGGGTGCATTCGTAGATACTATTGAAACTACTATTACAGATGACGATACTCATATTCCAACTTCGGGTGCAGTAGTTGATTATCTTGCTGGATTAGGTTATGGAGATGTATCTTGGGGAACAGCAACTAATCAATATCTTGTTTTTGGTTCTGCTTCAGGAGATATTCAATCAGACGCCAATTTAGTATGGGATAGTACGGATCATTGTTTAACAATTAATGGTGGTGCTACTGATACAGGAGAACTTAGACTACAGTATAATTCTATATTAGGTCTTAATTTAACTACAACCTCTTCTAATAATGGTCATATTACATCTCCTAATATTTTATTTTTATCTTCTTCTGCAACATCCCCAATTGTAGTAATAGGAGACTATTCTTCCGGTACTACTTTTTTATCTATTAGAGATACTAACAGTAATCTTACAAGTACAGTAAGAGTAGCAAATGCAACTAATACACTTACATTTGATATTAGAGAAACCGGGGTTGTTTATATTCCTGCTTTGGGTTCAGATGATGCAGAAGATCATATATTGGCTATTGATGATTCAACTGGATTAGTAACTAAGAGATCGGTGGCCAGCCTTTCTGCTTCTCTTTCACTTTTCCCTTATATTATAGATGATGCCTCAACTAATACCTCGATTGAGATAGCAGAATTTAGAAGAACCACTTCAGGTACAGCTGGTGATGGAATAGGAGGATACATAACTCTTTCTGTGGAGGATGATTCAGGTTCTTATGAAGTAGTAAGAATAGAGCACGTATTAGTAGATGTTTCTGCACCGGGAAGTGAAGATTCTTTATTTCAAATACAATCTGTTTCTGCCGGTGTATTGGCTCCTATAATTAAAATGCAAGGAAACTTTTCAACAGCAAGTATGGGACATCACGCTATGAGTATAGGAAGAAGTGGTACTGCTGCCGGGAATAGTAGCGTAGGAATAGGTACAAGCACAACAGCTACTGGAGATTATTCTACTGGTGTGGGATATTGGGCAAGACCAACAGCAGCCAATACAGTAGCAATAGGAGCACAAGCTCTATCTTCAGCAGCAGGAGCAGCAGCTTATGGATATGATTGTGTAGCTACTGGTGGAGGTTCAATTATAATGGGGTATGGAAGCACTCCCACAAATGCAAACGCTAACTCATTTAAGGTAATGTTTGGAGGTACTACGGTACTTCATGCAGGACTTCTTATGGGAGTAAGAATAATGAGTGATACTGATCCGGATACAAATCTTACTACTGTAGTAAATGGAACCATTGCTTATGATTCTACTGATCATCAGTTTAGAGCTTATATAAATGGTGGTTGGACTTCTTTAAGTACCAGTACTTCAGGAGCATCTCCTTGGACAGTAACTTCTAATGTTATTTCCCCATCAGTTTCTGGAGATGATGTAAGACTTGCAGTAGGTGAACAATTACAATTTTCAGATGCTACAAATTATTTTGCATATAATGCAGGTGATTATCTTTCATATTATCAAAATTCAGTTGAAAGATTAAGGTTTAATAACACTTCAACTAACTTTATATCTTCATTGGGTATATATGCTACTGGTTTTACTGCTGGATTTTCATTCGTTAATGATGGTAGTTATTTTTATACTAATGTAAATTCTGTTACATCAGCATCTGGATTACACGTTACATTTACAAGTGGAGCTACATCAAGTACAAATCCAGCGCATACAGGAGGAGATTTAACATTTGGTTCAGGAGCATCAGTAGGAGTAGGTGGTGGAAGAGGAGGTAATATTTATTTTTATGGTGGAACATCTGTTGGTTCTACTGTTGGTCAACTTTATTTTGGTACAGGAGGAGCCGGAGCATTATTAGCTAAAGGATCAGAAACTAACGTAGTTTATTACAATACTACTACTGGATTACTTACATATGGTACATCTGGTGGTGTTCAGATATCAGGTACTCCTGCTAATAATTATGTTGCCGTATGGACAGACGGTTCTACCATTGAAGGAAATAATGGACTCACTTATAACGGAACAGATTTAGGAATAAACACAGGAGGAACAGCTGTATATCTTGGTAGTTCATCGTTACAAGCATACACAACTGGTACATTTACAATGTATGTAAATGTGTCAGATGCTTTTATTTCAGCAGTTGCAAATGGGGCTACAACATTGTATTATAATAATACAGGAATGCTTGCCACTACTGCAACAGGGAACGCATTATATGGTGATCTGGATTTAGTTCAATATGGAGTTGGTACATATACAGGAACAGTAGCATATTATCTGGCGGTTGATGCTTCTGGGAATGTTATCGAAGCAAGCGGAGGAGGTGGTGTTTCTGTAGCGAACCAAGCAAACAACAGGATTGTTACAGCAACAGCAACAACAGACGCTCTTAATGCAGAAGCAAATTGTTCTTTTGATGGGACTGTAATGTATGTTTCCGATAATCTGCGAGTAGGTGATACGGGGAGTTTAATAGCCAATACAGTTACTAATTATATACAGGTAGCAGCTACGGGAACTTCTGAATCGGCAGGAATTATAATAGTCGGGAATAACACAAGTGATGCACTTGCTGTTGCTGATGTAAGTTTTTGTAATACAGCATCAGCTGTAACTAATGAAAGAATAGCACTAATAAGAGCAGAAAGAGATGGAGATAATGATGCTGGTAAACTTAGATTTTATACAGCTAATACTTCAGGTACACTTACTGAAGCTATACAGGTAACAGCTGCACAAAATGTATTAGTTACTGGAAGCTATTTAATAATAGGAGACAAAACAACTCAATATATTTCATCATTTGAAGGAACTATAACACTTGCAAAAACAGGAACAGCTACCAATACCTCTATAGAGATGGGAGGGAATCAGACAACAGATACATGGGTTACTGGATTTTCGTTTCATAACGAAGCTTCTTCTTATACCGATAAACGTATTGCCCAAATAAACATTAATAGATTTGGTAGCAACAATGCCGGGGAAATGTTATTTGGAATATATGATTCTACTGCAACATACAGGTCTGGATGGAGTCTTGCAAGTACAAGACATATATTTTATGTTGCAGGGACAGCTGAATTATATCTTGATGGAACATATCTAAGACCAAATACAGCAAGCGGATTATCGCTTGGATCAAGTTCTTATTATTATTCAGGTCTTTATGCTTCTGTATTAGCTATGGCGGCAAAATCTCCGAATTCAAAATCGTATAGATTGGTTACTAATAATAATTCATGGGAAGAAATAGGAGTAGTAGCAGAATCATCTGATATCAGGTTTAAAAATGATATTCAACCCATTCTTAATCCAATGGGTAGATTACTCGGATTAAAGGGTATTACATATCAATATAATGAACTTGGAAGTCGTATTACAGGTCAATCAATGATCGGAAGGAGAGCATCTGTTATAGCACAAGATTTAATGGAAGTTCTTCCTGAAGCAGTTATGGAAATAGCAGATACAGGTTATTATAACATTGACGATCGTGCTGTTTGCGCTTTACTTGTAGAAGGAGTAAAAGATCATAATTTTGAGATCAATAAATTGAAAAAAGAAATAAGAGAACTTAAAAGCATAATTAAAAATTTAACAAAATGATAATAAATAAGATAATCCCACAAGTAGAAGAATCTCATCTCATAAAAGAAGTGACTTTTTTAATAGAAGAAAAAACAGCTCTTGTGACCATTAATATTATGGGAAGTACTGATAAAGTGATAACAGTATCAGTCGATTTAACTGAAGAGATCGCAAACGCTTCCACTACTAACCTTACTATAATTAAAGCGTTTTTCAAAAAGGTTATAGCTTTAGCTTTAGCTGTTGATACTTCAGTATTACCTGATACATTATTTGAATCTAATAGTTAGTCTTTATGAATCTAATTATAATTATATCGAATAATTTTACTAATTTTACTAATAATTTGAATATCTATGGCTGCAACAACTGAAGAAATCAACGCTTTCCTGTATAACATTAGAAGTGTGTTCGTTGATTATGGAAGCAATCTCGCTAATGCACAGCGACTTGGAAGAACTGATTTGCTTTGTTATGAAATGAAATTTCGTATTTTAAAATATCTCGTAAGAATACTGGTTGATTATTTCGATACAGATGATTACGAAAACGTAAACTTCTTCACTACCGAAGAAGCAAGAGATGTAGCACAACATATTAATAATATTTGTGGTACTAATTATATGATTAAGTTTTAATTAAAAAAGGAGAATTATGGAACTAAATGTTCAAGAAAGGCTAACTGCTGTAAATTTACTTCCTGAAAAAGGAAATTTTGAAACGATGAAAACTATCGAGGCTCTTAGGAGTGTACTTTATCCTAGTGAAGAAGAGATCATAAAGTTTGAAATTAAACAAGAAAGTAACAACATTCGTTGGAATGCTGAAGGTGCAAAACCAATTCCTTTTAAGTTTACAAAAGTCCAAAAAGATTTATTAGTTGCCGCTTTAGATAAACTAAATGAAAAAGAGGAATTAACTTTTGCTCAATATACTCTTTATAAAAAGTTTAAAGAAAAATAAATGGAATTACACAACGTAACACTTAACCAAATTGCATACGGAATATTCGAAGTCGTCAGGGGGAAACTCACTGACGACGACGATATTTCGTTAGACCATATCAAAGATTTGATTCATAGCACTCGTGCAAGATTATTAAAACAGAAATTTGATAAGAACTTAAGAGTAATTGATGATGTATATACTCAATCTTTAGGTGCTCTTGAAATTGAAGCGGTAGATGCATCTGCTCATTCGACTATAAAAGCTGGTCGTTATATGTACAGAACAGTACGTGAAATTCCTCCTACGATTGACAGAACAAATTATGAAGGAACTTTCATACGTATTGGACCTGCTGATAAACTTGCAACACCTTATAACTTAGTTAGTTACGATAGGGCACTATATTCAGGAAACGGGAGATTTAATAAGGATCGCATTTTTGCCTTTCTTAGAGATAACAAAATATATTTGATTAGCAATAGTGGATCATATCATAAGGCTGTTCAATTTATTGATATACTAGGAGTATTTCAGAATCCTTCTCAGGTTGCTACTTTTTTAGATAATAACGGTGATTCTCTTTATTCTGATGATAGAGCTTATCCGATAAGCAGATCAATGAAAGAAGATATTGAAAATATAATCTTAAAGGAAAAACTTGGAATGGAAGCACAAGCTCCAAGTGATAAAATAAATGATGGAGACGATACACTCAAATAAGTTTGGTATTAGAGATGCATATAAATTTTATAAATCATACTCTGATAATCCTGTCCCGTTTAAGCTCTTTAGAGACGTTTGGACAGACTTTATAGGTAAAGTGACACAAGGTATCGTCGAAGAGGGAAAAGACTTCACCATGCCCTTCAGATTGGGTTCTGTAGGCATTAGGAAACAAAAGATAAAGGTGAAGATGAATCCGGATGGAAGTATTGATAAAAGATATTTGCGACCAGATTGGAAATCGACTAAAGAACTCTGGGAAAGGGACGAGAGTGCTAAGAAAGAAAAAAGGTTGGTTTTCCACTTAAATAAACATTTTGGTGGTTACAACTGTAAATGGTTTTGGGATAAGAGTACTTGTGGGATTCCTAATCAAACTGCATATTCTCTCACCATGAGCAGAGCAAATAAAAGAAAATTGTCAGAGGCGATTTTTAATGAAAATTTAGATGTAGATTATTATGAACAAAAACTAAAGTATCAGAATTATGAGCGAAAAAACTAGAACCAATGTCAGTAAGGAGATTGACAAAGAAGGTAAAGAAACTGTAACTTTTCGTAAATCTTGGGATAAGAAAGGTATTCATCATAGTGTTGAAGTAAAAAAAGTTGAGGGTGGATATATAATTGTCGAAGAGAAATACGGTACTCCCAGAGATGAAGAGGGGAAAGAATCCGGAGAATACATTAGTGAAAGAGAAGAAAAAGTCAGTCTTACCAATCCTTTCAAAGAAGGAGGAGATGAAAAAGAAGAAGGAGAACTTACAACTAAAGACGCAAAGATGTTTAGTTGGATAGACAAACCATCATTCTAATTATTAAAACATGAGTCTAACAGGAAAATATGTTGATGTAAGTTTTATAATCGAACGTGTCTATAGGGATTACGGGTTCGATCTTGAGATCAAATATGATGAAGTAATTGAATGGATTTGGGATGTTATGTCCTTGATTGGTGCTCCACAATCTTTTGTGGACAAAGTTACAGATGGAAGTGAAGGTATGCCTGAACCAATAACCATCAGTAACTACCGAGGAACGCTACCTTCTGATCTTCATGCTGTCAGTTTTGCGAGAGATTATGAAACCAAGATGCCGATGCTTTGTAAGTCAAGTACTTACGTAAAGGACACCGAACAATTATATGTTCGAGAATCGCAATACACTTACACTCTCAACGACAGCTATATATTCACCTCTTTCGAGGAAGGTGAAGTAGAACTCCATTATCAAGCATTCCCCACAAACGCTTTAGGTATGCCTTTGATTCCGGATGATATAAAATTCGTAATGGCAACTCAGGCATATATTGCCGAACGAATTGGATTCAGACTCTGGATGCAGGAAAAATTACCGCAACAGAAGTATAGTAAACTTGAACAGGAAAGGATGTGGTATGTAGGTGCAGCTCAAAGTAAAGCACAAATCCCATCTCTAGATCAAATGGAATCAATTAAGAATAGATACCTTAGACTTAAAATCCACACTGATTTCCATGATGCTTCATTTATTTACTCTATGGAGAAAGAAAGATTAATCCTACATAATAACGCAGGTCTATAATGGCTACAATAACGAATACCTTTTCACAAGGAATGGATAGAGATTCTTCTATCAAAAAATACGATAACGTACATTATTTTGATGCACGTAATATGAGAATTGTGACTCAGGAAGGTTTAAGTGGTGGTGCTCAAGAGAATTTAAGAGGAACACAACAACGTTTAGATACTGATAGTGGATCAACTAACAATTACATTTGTGGTCATGTAGTGATGAATGATCATTTAGTGCTTTGGACTACTGATAACAATACTGCTATACCAAATCTAACTTCTGTAGATCGTATTTGGAAAGTTGATATTGATGATATTGAATCCCTTACTTTAGCGAGTATTCTCAATCTTACTGAAACTTATTATCATCTTGGAGGAAATCTGTTATACGAAGGTAATCTTGAGTTATGTACCGGAAATCTTATTAGTAGTATTGCTAGATACGAAAGTTCTATTGTTCAAAAGGTGTATTGGGTTGACGGGTATAATAGACTTAGACATCTCAATACAGTATATAATGCTGATACTAATGATCTTACCAGTATGTCTGTTGACAAACTTGAAGTAGTTGGTAATATCGAAATGACCGCACCTGTTATAACAGAACTTGTTAATGGTAATCTTAAAGCTGGAAAAATTCAATACGTTTATCAACTCTATTCGTTGCATGGAGCAGAAACTGTATTCTCTCCTACAAGCGGATTAATAAATCTTGTAAATTATTCTGAAGTTGATACTACCTCGGAGAACTATCGTGGTTCAGAACTTGACGAAGATACCGGAAAAGCAGTAAAGGGAACTATTGATATTAACTCTACAGGATATACTCGACTACGTATTGTTGCAATTCATTATACAACAAGCAATAATGATCCAGAGATAAGGATTTTCGATGAACGTGAAATCAGTGGTAATATAGAAACTATTATCTTTATAGATACAGGATTAAGTCTTGGTAGTTTAATTCTGGAAGATATTAGAACGGTAGGAACTATTTTGTTTTCAGCAGGACTCCTTGAAACAAAAGATAATATACTTTTCCCATCAAACATAGTTGAAGAATATTTCAACGTAGATTTTGATGCAAGAGCTTACCGTTTTGGTGGAGCAAATGCTACAAGCACTGAGCCTAACTATAATGAACTATCAACCCGTAGAAACATCTCACGTGTATATCAGGAAGATGATTCTTATTTTTTGATATATGGAGCCGCAATCACAAGATTAGGAGCAGGTGGTACTGCTGCTAAAGGAGATTGGGAATACTATGATGCTGCTGATGTTTATCAATCTACACATCCTGATTATGATCAAAGTGGATATGGAACAGCGTGGAGCATTCCTGAAGACGCTGATGCTATCAACAAATTCAACGATCTTGATAATGATGGGAATCACGAATATAGATATATGTATCAAGCAGATGGTATAGTTCCCGGTGGAGAAGGACCAAATGTATCTTACAAATTTAAGATAAAAGAAACAACAATAGATGAGTTTACTGGAATACCACAAGAACTTTATACTGTTCCTGAAGGAACTGTTGATAATCCTTCTTATGAAGGATACGCAAGTCCTTATAACGTAGTTAATTATCTTGGATACCATAGAGATGAAATTTATAGATTTGGTGTCGTTTTCTTTGATGAAAAAGGAAGAGCCTCTTTCGTTAAATGGATTGCAGATATTCGTATGCCTTCTATTAGTACAATTTCAGATGTAGATATGTACAATCTTACCGGTGGTTCAGGTGGTGTAAATCAAGAAGGTACAATATATATTAACTATGAAGGTCCCTATAATGATTATAGGATACAGATTAGAGGAAGTGATGGTAATATATATACTTTTAGTTATGACAATAGTATTACCGACTTTGACAGAACGATGGTCGGAAACATTATACGTAATATGATAGCAGGTCATCCTATTGTTGGAAACGATGTTACTCAAAGTGCAAACGTGGGAGGATTGTGGACAATCAAATGGGATAAGAATCCCGGCAGTTATTACGTAAATGATTATGGTGGAACATATATAAATTATACTGAAACATTCGCTTATACACCGGGAACAGCAGCATCTGCTGATCATACTATAGCATGGTATGATAGTAATGTTACAAAAGGTAATATTCTTCATCTTCAATTTGAACTTAGCAATCTTCCTTCTGAGGCAGAGAGTTATCAAATTGTTAGAGTTAAAAGAGAGTCTGCTGATAGAACAGTAATGGCACAGGGAATAGTTGGTCCTACACAAACAGTTTCTGGATATCCACGTTCAGTAAATTGGACTATTGGTTCATCAACACTTGACATTCATACCTTTGCTTCTCCTGAAGTAGCTTTTAATAAAAATCTTACTCAAAGATCAAGTGATCGTTTACAAGAGGTGGGAGAGTTTAGTACAAACGTAGCAGTAGATACTTATCTTACAGACTTGATATTATATAGATATTATGCTGTAAATGCAATGAATAATCCTCAGTTACCGGAGACTCCCGGTGGTGCTGGATCGGCTGCGGGTGACGAGAACGATATTACATCCAAAACAACTATTTATGATGGAAAAATTGTTACTCAGGAGCAGGTAGAAGCTATTATTGGAACAAACATATTTTATGTAAATAATCCTACAGATCATACGGATAAAGGTATATCTTTTGTTTTTGGAGCAGATAATACATCTTGGAGAAGTAAGAATACAGCATATGATAGTGCGAGAAAATTGATTAACTATAGAAGGAACTCTTTCTCAACTATATATGGAGGTCTTACTTTCAATAATAGAAAACAGAACACCTATATGGTTGCATCTGATATACAAGATATTGCGAATACAAGTATTCTTGTATTCGGTGGAGATACGTATATTGGAATGTTTGATTATCTCTACAGTTCTTGGGAACAGGATTCAGCTACTTCAACTCAACCGGAAGTTATATATTTTCCTGTAGAGACAAGTATTAACCTCCCTTTGAGATTAGATAATTGTTATCATCGTATATTCACAACATCTGATCTTATTCATGAATCAGCAGGAATTTGGAGTAATGGTATAGCAGACGATCTTGTTCAACCAAATGATCTTTACAGATATAATACGGTTTATAGCAAAGAAAATGATACTAAGATATTCATTCAAGCTCCGTTTGATTTTGTTTCTCAACTTGAATATCCTGTTAGAACATATGCTTCTGATATAAAGACTACTAATGAGTTATCTGATAGTTGGTTAAATTTCAGAGTAAATTCTTATAAAGACGTTGATCCTCAGTGGGGAGAGATTACCAAATTGATTACTGTCAACGAGAAGTTACTTTTCTTCCAACCGAGAGCTTTCGGTATTCTCTCAGTTAATGAACGTGCTTTGTTACAGACAACTCAGATTTCTCAACTGTCTCTTGGTACTTCAGGAGTTCTTGATAGATTTGATTACGCCAAAACTAATGTTGGAGCTTCAGATAAACGTCATGTCCTATTGACAGCTAACGGATTATATTGGATTGATGCTATCAATAAAGCGTTGTATAAATATACTGGTGGTCCGGAAGAAGTGTCTATAATGAAAGGAATGGATTCATATTTCAGATCAGCTATAACTACACCAACCCATCTTCAGTTATTCAACGATCCGGAGTTTAACGAGATATGGGTAAATAACAATGTAAACAACTGGTCACTTGTATATAACGAACTTACAGATGCATTTACAGGGTTCTTTGATTATTATCCTAGCTATGTTATTAACTACAGAGATAAAGTTCTTGGATCAAGAGATCATATTAATTTCTTTAAACATAATGATGTTTATGCAAATAGAGGATATCTGTATGGAAGTTATGTAGATTCAAGTATAACATTACTTATCAATCCTCAGACAGATGTTGCTATCTTCAACAATCTTGCTTGGTTATCAGAACTTTATGCTCCTAATGGAACTGAAGTTGATTCTACCTTTACAAGATTTAAAGCATGGAATACATATCAAGGTACACTTGCAGCAGGTATTGCATTAACTCCAAATGTAAATGTAAAACGTAGAATGAGAAAATGGAGATATGCTATACCAAGAGCAAGATACGAACCGGATGGAGCTACAGCTAAATTAAGAAGAGACTCACGATTCCGTGATACTCACTTATTTATAAAGCTTACATATACAAATGATGTAAATGATAGACGATTTGTTGCTCATGATATAATAACTTCTTATACTCCATCTAATAAATAATACTATATCGTTTATTTGGTGGGTAATATATTAATGACTATTTTTACAGAATAGGGTGAAAATCACTATAATAAAAAATATTATGTCCACTAAACCAAAAATTTATATCAAGCCTTCAAAACGAGGATCGCTTCGCAAACATCTTGGAGTTTCAGAAGGGCAAAAAATACCAGCTAGTAAGCTGAGTATCAAATCAGGAGACTCTCCTGCTATACGTAAGAAAAAACAGTTTGCTATTAATGCTAGAAAGTGGAATCACGAGCTTGGTGGAATGCTGTATGCTAATGGAGGTACACTTGTAGCTGGACCTGTTGTTGACGGTAAACCAGCATTACAGCTTAGAGCTTATGGGGGAAAGATTCCTGCTGGTGCTATGAGTGCAGGTGTACGAGTTGAAAAAGAACATTCTGGTAATCTTAAAATAGCAAAACAAGTTGCCAAGGATCATTTCGAAGAAGCTGGTCCTACATATTATAAGAAGCTTGCTAAGATAGGAGAAGACCTGAAAAAACCTAAAGGTCAGACTTATAAAGGTTCTCCTTCTAAGGACTTCATGAAAAAAGGTATTAAAATAGAACATGAACATACCGGAAATGTTAAAAATAAAGCTGAATCAACTAAGATAGCAAGAAAAATTGCAACAGATCATTTCAAGAATCAGGGTCCTGATTATTATAACAGGTTAATTGAAATGGAAAAAAGTTTTGCAAAGCATGGATATGGTGGGGGTCTTATGCAGTATGGGTTTGGTAGTTGGTTAAAAGAAAACGGTGCTGGATTACTTAAAGGAGCAGGTTCTCTGGTAAGTATGATACCGGCAATTGGACAAATAGCTGGACCAATTCTAAGTACTGCTGGTAGTGCAATTTCCGGGATTCAACAGAAGAACTCTCAAGAAGATATGATGCAACAACAAGCAGATGAATTAGCTGCATCACAAGCAGAACAAGAAAGACTTGCAAACAGAAAGACAAGACTTGGTAATGTACTTGATACTAAACAAGTTAACTACGGTGCTACGTTTGAGAATGGTGGAGATTTAAAAAGTAGAGCTGATAGTCTTACTATTGCTAACAAAAATAACCCTTGGATTAAAAGATATCTTGAAGGTAATAAGTTAAATATTCCAGACCCTTACAATCCCGGTAGTGGAAAAACAAGTTCACACGGTCTTAGTTATCATCCGTTGTCAGATAGTACAGCAATGATTTTTCCTGAAATTGTACAACAAGGAGATAGTTTAATACATATGAATAATGATGAAGCTAGAGAATATGCTATTAAAAATAAAACAGGAATAACTACTGATCTCGAATTAGCAAAGTATTATTCTCAAAATGGTTTAATACAACATGAAGATGGTGGACAAATAGGAATGGGATTCATGAATCAGCAACCTCAGATAACAGAATATTCAAATGGTAATACTCACCAAGAAGGTGTAGGTGGTATCCCTGTTGACGCAAAAGGTAATCCTGCAAAAATGTCAAGGACTTCAGCAGTAGGAATGACTGAGAAAGGGGAAGTTACATGGAACGGATACGTATTTAGTAACCGACTTAAATTCGATTAAGATGAAACGTGAAAAGACTTTTGCTCAGGAAGCAAAGAAAATAATGAACAGATACAAACTTAGACTCGGAGATAAGTTTGATAAAAACGATCCGTTAGCTCGTAAGGCTATGGAAGCGGAACTTACTGCTTTACAGCAAAAGCAAGAAGAAGTTAGAATGAGTATTGGACCTCAAGGTGGACAACAATTCGCTATGGGTGGTTCACTTCCCATGTATGATACTGGTGGTACATTTCTTCCCGGTATGGGTTATCAAGAAGGAATTGCACCAAAACTTAATACTCCTGCTATGGCTACAAACTTCAGTACAGGAATAAACTTTAATACAGGAGAAGGATATTTGAATCCAACTCTTAACCCAACAAGTATGGGAGGTACTTCTCCGACAGCCGGTGCTGGTGAACAACCTTTTCAATCAAGAGTTCCTTGGATGGGATATGCAGCAGGAGCTATTGGAAATCTGTTTGCAAATAGACCATTAGATTTACCAACTTATGAACCAGATACATACACACCTGAAAAAATTGCTCCGAACCTTGTAGATTATAGCAGGGAGCGTGAACAGGTTATGCGTGAGAGAGATTTATCTAATGCGATGATAACTCGTGGTGCAGCATCCGCAGGTTCTCAGGCTGGTGCTATGGAAAATATCATAGCAGGTAGAACAGGAACACAAAGAGTTGCAGGTGAACAATTTGGACAAAGTCTACAACAAGAAGGAAATGTTAATGCCCAAATTAAGAATCAGACTTCACAAATGAATGCTCAACAGGCATTACAAGCAAGACAGATTAATGACAGGAATCAACTACTTTCTACTCAGTTAAAAAGAGAAAACGCATTTATTAATAATGAACGTAAAGCAAATTCGATTTCTGGTATTACTGATGCGTTATCTGGATATTTACGTGATAAGACAAGTGCAGGTAATTATGATCAGATGGTTAATATGGAACTATCACGAAATCCGAACTATGGTCTGTTACAATCCGATCCTACTTTATTAAGAAGGATTCTTGGAATAACTGATCCAATAAAGAAAGTAACATTCAGAAACACAAATGATAAAGTTTCATAATCATGGCGACTAAATATCCACCGCAACAAAGATATTCGAGTCAATACTCGAATCAACCAATGATAGGAGACTATCAATCGTTTTTTAATCCTATACCTATTGACTTTCTTCAGGAACAACTAAGAGGAAGACAAGCTGGTTATGATACAGCGTTTGCAGGAGCACTTGCGGATAAAGATGCTATGGCTCAACAACAAGTAGGTATGGCAGATATTGCTTCAAAGAATCAAATTATTAATGATTCTATGAGTAATATTGATAAGACTGTTGAAGAACAATTCGGTGGTGATTGGGGAAGAGCAGCTAAAACTGTAGCGAGACAAGTGAGTGAACTTAGAGCTAATCCGTTTTGGAATGCTCAAAAAGAGGTTGAGAAAAAAAGACAAGCATTTGAAGAACAAGTTACTAAGTTTGGTCCAAAAGCTATGATATTTGGTCAAGACCCAAGGCAACTTACTACAATGGATGAACAAGGACAGGTACGTGGAGTTGATCAGTTTACAGGTAGAGTGGTTGAACAAGGAGATTGGGGAAAGACAGCAAGAGATATTTTCTCTTCTCTTACTCCGGATCAATATAAAAGATATAATATTAGTCCTGAAGAATTTGAAGGATTCATTACAGGTACTAAGGTAACTCAGGTTACTCGTACGAAAATTGAAGAGATGGCGAAAGACCCCGCTATTCAATTAGCTTTCCAACAATCACATCCTGAATTTGTTGAAGGTTTTAGTAGTCTTGATCCAACTCAGAAAGAGAAATTTGGACTTAAAGGAGATACGTTAGCTGAAGCTACGAGACAAACCCTTCTTGGTAATATTGCTCCTTCTGTATTCCGTCAACAAGATATGAGTCTTGAGGTTAATCCTTATCAGATTGCAGACTTTAAAAAGAGTCTGGAGGGGGAAGTTGTCAATCCTTATTTTGGTTCAGCTAACTATCAACCGGTACTTTCAACTGAAGCTAATGGTAGATTAGAAAAACATAAAGCTATGCTAAGAGAACCGGGAGCAGGAGGTACAGGTGCTCCTACAGCAGGTGGACCTCTTGGAAGTACCCCTGTTTTCTATGACAATATGACAGCGCAGCAGAGAGAAAATGAAAGACAACGTGCTCTTGGTGTAAGAGAGAAGTATTTGAACGATTATTATAATGTTCTTGGTTCAGAATATCCTGAATTAAAGAATCTTACACGTGATGAAGCATTTAAAGCATATGAAAATTATCTTCAGAACGCATCCGAATCTGCAAGACTTACTTGGAATACAAGATTAGAAGATTCTTCTTCTAATCTGAAGATTCAAGCGTTTAGCAATATTAATTCTGGTGATTTTACTGTTCAAGGAATAGAAACTACGGGAGATGTATTTGGTAAAAAAGGTGTTGCCGATCAATTAGGTTACAATACTTATCAGGATTTGGAAGAAGCTATGGCAGATAAGAAACTTGATACTCGCATTAATGTTACAGAAGGAACAATATCTATGACTATACCCGCTAAAGAAGGAAAAAAAGGAGCCAAACCAGTAACTATTAATTTTTCACCTGACGTTCAAACACAAGATATGTTAGAGTCAGCACAATTCGTAACTGAATCTTACTATAACCCAACAAGTATTGCTCCGGGTGAAATGAGACCTGTTGATATTCTTGATTATAAAGGGGAACCAACTGGTCAACAAGTTTATGTGGAGGGAGAAGGAAGTATAATTAACGGAAATAAGAAACAGATAATTCTTATTGACCACAATACTAGAACAAGACAACCTATTAGTCTTGAACAGTATCAAGAAATGGTAGCAGGAGCAGTTGATACAAGATTTAATAATTACGAAGGTTTGTCGGGCAATCCGGGTAAAATTCAATAGTATGAATGAAGAATATTTAAACTATGAAATGATTGATCCTGCTTCAGGATTAACTCAAAAACCTAATTCATCGAACGGTTCAGATTATCTTGATTATACATTATTACCGGGAACTTCTGTATCGAAACATGAGCCTGTAGTACAGGTAGGTGGCATTGTAGGAAAACGTTCACGTTATGACGAAAATCTTACTCTTAAAGACCTTAATAATCTTGAACGTGAGAGAGCATTACATCAACCTACTTCACACAAAGCTTTCAATGCTATTGTTGGTGGTATCGCTTCAGGTGCGCTTACTGCTTTAGAGGATGTTGGTTATCTTCTTGACTTTGACAATAATATCAAACGTTTACAAGGACTTGAAGAAGTAGATACTAATGCTTTTTCTCAAGTAATGGAAGACGCTAAGAAGGGTCTGGAACAAGCTATGCCTATTCACAGAGAGACGGATCAAGTATTTGATTGGTCTGATCCCGGCTTCTATTTCTCTTCTCTCAAAGGAATACTTGACAGTGCTGTAGGTTTTGCTATTCCCGGTATGGCCGTATCTAAAGGTATAGGTGCTGTTCAGAAAGGTATAAAACTTGGTGCAGAACTAACAAGAGTTAATAAATTTGTTCAAAGATCGGCTAGACTTGACAAATATCTTAGTATGATAGGTCAAAATCCTAAAATAGCACAAGCAATCAATTCAGGAGTTTCTGGTTATATTACAAATTTTGCTGAAGGTAAAATGATGGCTATAGAGCAATTTGAAAACTCTATGGGACAAATGCAACAAGGTCTTTTTGAACAAAATTATAATGAACAACAAGCTCTTAATCCTGAGATGAGCAAGGAAGAGCTTATACAAAAAGCTGAACAGATTACTAATCTTCAGTTAGAAACAGATAAGTTAAAAGAATTTGAAACGATTGCTGGTGAAAAAGCAAACCAGTTTATCAATCGTAATAAAGTATTTGCTCTTACAGATGCAATAGGACTTCATGGTATATTTAAAGCCAAAGGGGTTACTCGTAATCTATTAAAAGAAAAGAATTTAACTACTTGGGCAAAAAGATTTGGCACACTTTCTACTGATAATCTATTAATTCAAGGTGCTAAGGAAGGTGCTGAAGAAATTGGTCAAAATATAATTCAGATGGAAGGTCAGTATCAATCCAGAAAAGAAGCAGGATTAGACGTATCTGATATTCCTGAAGATTTAACTCAGAGAGTAATTCAATTCGCTACATCAGACCAAGCTCTTCTTGAAGGTCTGATGGGTGTATTTGGTGGTGGTCCACAACGTGTTTTTACTGAAGCTGTTAGTGGTAATTTAGCACCTAGTTCTAAAAAACAATATGCGGCAAGATATCAAGAACAACAAGAACAAATTGAAGCTAATAAACAATTTGTAAATCAGAAACTTTCTTGGTTAGCTCAAGCTGAAGCTCTTAAAGCAGAATCATATGCAACAGGAAAAGATAACTTTGCTGAAATAGTTAAGAAGTCCGTATTTCGTATGATAGCTAAAGAAAACTTCCAAAAAGGAACTACTGAAAAACTTGAACGTGATCTTCAAGATGTAGCTAACACTACACCTGAAGAAGCTAAAGCTAATGGTTGGGATAATAATTATAAAGAACAAGCTGAAATTCAACTTAGAGAACTTCAGAGAATGGAAAGCGATTATAATAGGTATGGTCGTTATGAAAATCAAGCAGATATATTCTTTAATCGTGAGAATAGACAGTCTCTACAACAGGATATTAATGAAGTAAGACGAGTTAGAGATGAAATTGAAGCAGACCTTGAATTTCAAGAGAATCGTGATCCTCAAATGGAAGATAGATTAACTGAATATAATAAGACATTAGAAACTTTGACTGAAAATCTAAACGAACTTGATGTAGCTTATAAATTTATGATTTCTCCTGAAACTCAGATAAAGGAAAGAAAGAAAGTTAAAGATAAAAAAGAGCAACAAGAGAAAATTATAAAAGACCTTAAAGATAAAGTTAAGAGAGAAAGAAAAGAAGAAGAAGTTGAAACCAAAAGAAAAAAAGCGGAAAAGAAAGATAAAGTTGATAAAGAACGTCAGGCTGAAAAAAAAGATAAAATTGAACAACAAGCTGAACAACAAGCTGAAGAAGCAGGTATAGTAGAGGATGAAACACCAGATATGTTTGATGTTGAAGCAGCAGCCGATGCTCAAATTCCTGAAGATAAGGATGTAACTGATATTCCAGCAGATCAAATAGAACAAGAGAAAAGAAAATTACAACTTGATTCAGAATTTAATGATGCCACTACTAATCTTACACTAGAAGGTTCAGATAAGGTATCTTTAACCAACACCTTAATAAATCTTACAAAGACAGCTAAAAATAGTCTAGGTGTAAGTATCGAGGATGTAGTTGACGAAATGATTGATAGAGTAGGAGTTGTTGCTACCGAAAATGCTTTTCCCGCACTCGAAGAAGCATATAAAATAATATATCCCAACTACCAGATTATAGGAGATTTTAATAAGTTTATTAAACCCACTGTTGATGAACGAAGAGAAATAGACGGACAAAATTCTCATGGTAACGTGAGTACTAAAACTCAATATACAGACAATACTAATGAGCAAATTAAAAATGCTCAAGATCAGATTGATGTAGTAATTAACGGAAAGAATATAGATGAAGACCCAAGTGAAAATAACATTAAGACAGATTATCTTAGAGTTAGATCGGGGGCTACTAAACTTGCATATCTTGCAAGAAAATATATCAACAAGTTTAAAAAAGGTCTTGCTTCTAAAGAAGACATAGAAGATGCTATTAATGCTGATATGCTTGTACCAGAACTTCTTGATCAACATCAATTTAAAGTAGGAGATAAAGTTAGACTTGAAATAGATGATAATGAAAATAATAGAGTTTATGATGAAGATACGGGTGAAATAACTACTTGGGGTGCTAAAATAGCTAAATGGAATGCTGATCCTAAACTTACTACTGAGCAGATAAAAGAAAAGATACTTGAACAAACTCCTATTGCTGTTTATTCTAATGGTAAAAAAATTGGTTATCTACACGAAACAATATGGATTAACGAAAAAAACATATCGGGTAATGTTGCTCAAGATAAAGATCGTAATAGAACTATCCGTAGATATATGCTTAAGAATAAAACATTTGATACTAAGATTAGCAAGAAGACTACAGGATATCTACAAAGATCAGTAGACGGGAATATTAAAACCAGCCAAGCAATGCCGGAGAAATCCTTACCTATCGTAGTTGGGCGTAAAGGAAACTATGTAACTGATAGAAATACAGATTATAAAGGAGGTAAACTTTTAAATAAAACAGAACCACAAGAAGGTGTTACTTATATTATGATTCCTATTGGAATAGATCAGGAGATAGCTATTCCTTTGCTTATGGACAAAGTTTCAGAACACGAACAGATTCTGGAAGGTATGATGACCGCATTAGAAATTTTCTATTATGAAAAAAATGATGAGAAATCTAATAAGATCGTTGATGGTATTTTAAAAGAAAGTAATAATACTATTAACATTACTACTCCTCAAGGTATTACAGATTATTTACAAATGTTTATTAATAACTACGATATTGGTGAAAGTTCAGACTTAAAAATTTTTTTAGCAGAAAATACAGGTAATAAACAAAGTAGAACGGTTTTTACCTCTATGAAACGTAGAGAAAATGATGTGAACTTCCAAATTTCTCGTGGACAAGGAATAGGCAGAACGTTTATTAATAAAGATTGGATTTCCAAACATTCACCAAATGAACAAACTGTTCGTCTCGAAAAGATACGTGAAAAATTAAGTAATATGTATCTCCAAACCAATTTGGAAAATACTCAGGATAAAGCTATTTACATTGATACTGAAGGTAATGTGACTTCAATGTCTTATAATGAGCATACTAAGAATACTAGTAAGATTCCTTTTATTTCTTTCAATATAGGAACAGAAAAGAATCCTAATTATGTATATACAAGTCAACCCGTTATTGAAATGGATTTTAGTGCGATAGAAGAAGAGACCGAGGAAACGGAGATTGAAAAGTTTAAGAGATTACTAAAAGAATGGAATGACCCAAATACTACTCCGGAGCGAAAAGATGAACTTGAACCAATTATTGCAGGTATGTATTATGCAGAGGGGGAGATGATTACTTATGAAGAAAAAAAGAAACAAACTGCTGAGAAAAAAAAGGCAAGAGAGAAGCCTCAAGATATTAAGCCTGAGAATCCTACAGGATTTGAAGACTATGATGAGGACATGAACCCACAAGATACTGACTTTACCGCCAATATAGCTGCTCCTTTAGATAAAGATGCTCTTGCAAGAATGAAAAAAGATGCTGACGTTACTGTTGAAGATGGTGAACTTAAGGGTGTTATTATTGCTGATATGGGTGCGGCAAAACAAAGACAAGTTACGGATTATATGAGAGCCAAACTTGTTGAAACTTTATATAAACAAAAGAAAGTTCAGACGGGTAAAATATATGGTACTATTAAGAAGATGTTTGAATCCAATAGGGATAAAGCTGAAAGAAATTTAGCTAAAGCTAAAGTTATTGGTGATGAAGAATTAATTGCAAGACACCAGACTGCTCTTAATGAGTTCAATCTAATACTTAATAACTGGTCTAAACTTGTTGCTCTTACTGACGATCAACTTACTAGAATAGATGATATTACAATTAAACCGGGAGATGAGGAAGAAGATAAGACTACAGAAGAAAAAGAAGCTACTAATGAAAATGACGGTTGGGGGGATGTTATTACACTAAATCCGGTAAGAGGTCTTGCTTCTGAAATTAAGTGGTTCATGTCAGGTATTAGAAAGTTCAAAGTAGATCATACAGGAAAAGTTGTTCCATCTAAGAATTATTTAGGATTGTCAGAAACCATGACTTTCCAAGAACTATATAATATTGTACAAAGACTTACTGCTAACAAAAAACCAGATTTTGATGAGATAATGTTTGAATTACGTAGGATAGCTAATGATTCCGAAACGATGAAAACATTTCCGTTTATGAAAGAATTTGTAAGTAAACTGGAAGGAGCACCACAGCAAATTAAAAACCAGTTCGTTGTAGGTATGACTAATCATGATGTGAATATGAGATTCGTGATGTGGGGTCAAAATTATAAAGGAGAATGGGAGCTTGTTGAACAACAATCTAACGCTAGTGCTATTGCAGATGTGGTATTACGTGATTGGTATGTAAACCTTATTGTTAATACTGCTGTAAGGAATCCTAATGATGCTACTGACTATGTTCTAGCAGAAACTGATCGTGATCGTCTCTGGGAAACCTTCCAAAAATGGACTGAATCACCTAATCCTATTGTTCATGCAAACGAAATGAGACAGTGGTTACAAGAACTTGGTATCACGTTAACTAATGAAACATTTAGAGATTTGATTGCAGGTGAAGTTAAACGTTATGGAAAGAAAGTAAGCCTGAAGAATCAAATGATGAAAGGTGGATTATTTCATGTACTAGCAAGCAACATTCATACAAGACAAGATGCTTCTTTAATAAGCGGTAATAGACTTATTACTGAAGGAGTAGTAAAAAATCTTGCTAAACATGAAGCTATGTACGCTGCTTATAGTTATAGTAATTCACATCGTACTGGTAACAAGACTGTATATTCTTATGGGCAAAATAAATACATGATTAATCGTGTGAGAGAGATGAAAGACTTTAAGAACGGAACTAATCCTCTTATTGATCAATTATCTGAACTTTCTTTTAATGGTGCATCTCAATGGATTGATTTACTCAAAGAAAATGGAGGGGATAATGCGTTTACAGCTAATTTTGACAGATGGATATTCTCGTTAGAACCTCTAAAGAAAATGAAAGCTAAGAGTCGTGATAATGCTGAAATGGGTAAACTATCTCAGGGTGAGATAGAATTAGCCAAAATCGGTATGTTACAAGCTTCTTATACAGACAATAAAAACGAAGGTAACAGAGTTATTCAAATTCTCTATCCTACTACATCTGATAAGACTACTATTATGGGATTACGTGTATTAGCACGTGATCTTACTATGGATAGAGAGGGGAATCTTACTGATGAATCTATTGAAACGTTATATGATGTTCTTGTGGAACCAGAAATCAGAAGAATTAAATCATTTGAATTAAAAAGAAAAAACGGAAATACACCTAATGTAGAAGGATACTCTAAAGGAGCAGGACAATTTCTATTTCTTCCTGAAATAAATACTATTCCTGATGTATTTATTGGTGGGGAACTTAATCCGGATATAAGATTAGATGGTAAAGTTAAAGATGCTATTAAAAATAAGATTAAGGAATATGTTCTAAGTCTTGTAGATGAGAAACAAGCGGAATGGAAAATGGAAGGTATTGGAGAGGGAAACAATGATTATATGAATAGTGAATATATGAGTGGTTCTCTTGCTAAAAAACATAATCCTCTGAATGGTGTAGATCAGAAGAATAGAATACGTGGAGCTGCTACAGATATGGTATTTCAATATCTTATAGCTAATGCTGAAATAGCTATGACATTTACTGGTGATCCTGCTTTATATTACAAACAAGCTAAAGTTAATGAGAATAAAAGTAGAACCGATAAAGATTATGATTTCGTAGCTGATGCAAAAGCTACCTATATTAATATTGGGAAACGTTTAGCTGGTGATATTGCTCCCGGTTATGAACTTGCAGGTGCTAATGAAAACAGATACGTACAGGGATTCATAGCTGATCCAAAGTCTAAATCTGAAGCAGCGTTCCAGATAACTAAACTGTTAGATGGACAAGAAGCATATGATAAAGTAAAAGCAACTAAAAATCCAAGCGAATTAAAGAAAACTATTAAAGGATTAAACAGTGAACGTTACTATTCATTTGATAGTGCTGACGCTCAAGAATATACTACATGGAAGGAACATCTCTATGTTATGAAACAATCAGGTGAACTTTCTGATGAAGAGTATAATGAAGCATACTTTGCTCTATCTAATAACAAGGATATTGTTAGTAAGAAACTTTTAGGTAAAGTAATGCAACCTATGAAGCCTGTGTATGTTGATAATAAAATAGATGAAGCAGACGATGTAGAGAAAAGAATCTATATTAAATCTTCTTCTTTTCCTTTATTACCTCAACTTACAAGAGGAACTGATCTTGAGAATCTTCGTATTGCTATGGAAAATCAAGGAATTGATAGAGTTGCATATAGTACTGCTGTTAAAGTAGGTAATATAATTGATCCATTGAATATTTTTGGTGAAGATGGCAAAATTATAAAGGCTGATGAAATTTCTTTTACGGGTAAAAAGACTCAACTTGAAAGAAAAGGATTCAGGATTCAACAAAAAATACCTGAAAAATCGGTTAATGAAATCACTAAAGTAACTCAGGCTTCTAAGAACCTGTTTGTGAATATGTTAAATGTAGGCGGATTCAAAGTACCTTGGATAAACGACGGTAAAGAGATTGATGGTGCAACTTTTCAGGAAGAATATCATAAAGTATTCAATCAATTACATGAGATTGAAAAACAAAAACTACTTGATGAACTTCAATGGAATCCAAAAACTGAATCATATAACAGAAATGAACTGAGAAGAATACTTTTAGAAGAAGCTAAAAGCAGAAACTATCCTATCTCTGATCAGGAAATGATTCAGCTTGATGATGAGCTTGATTTTCTTGCATTCTCACCATCTTCTAATAAATATGAAGCTCTGCTTAATTCTATCGTTACAAATAGAGTTATTAGACTTAAAATGCCGGGAAAATCTTATGTTCTGGGATCAGAGGAAGGTTTTCAAACTCTTTCTGAGAAAGAAGAGAAAAGGAAAACAACTCAGGCGGGTATCATTTATACAAGTAAATGGACAGGGAAATTACTTCCTGCACGTGAAGAAAATGGTATAAGACTACCTGCTCAAGCACTTGTACCTTGGAAATTCAAGGACAAGAGAGGCAATCTTCTAAAAATGGAAGACTATGTAACTAAAGTTAATGGAACTTTAGTTCTCGATTCCTCTAAGGTGTTACCGGAAGTGTTACAACTATTTGGTATGAGAATACCTAATCAGGGTCCGAATTCTCAGTCTTGGATTGAAATTGTCGGTTTTCTTCCTGAATCATCTGGTGATTTACTGATTGCTACAAAAGATTATGTTGTACAAATGGGTTCCGATTTTGATGTTGACAAATTGTACACGTATATGTACAATACTTATACTGATTCGAAAGGTAATATCAAAGTACAAAGAAGAGAAGAGGGTGAAGATCGTTCTGCTGCTCTACAAAATAAGATAATTGATACTCATATTGCTATTCATTCCAATCCTGCTGTAGAAGTACAAGCTCAAATAGCTAATCCTCTAGGTTTCTGGAAGTTAAAAGAACTTGCAGAGGAAGTGGTTGATTTACACGAAGCTCGTGCTGACACAGGACAAATTCGTGTCATAACTCAAAAGTTTATTTCGAGACAAGATTTAAAGAATAATCCAGACAAACTATATCTTTTTGGAGACAACTTAGAAAAAACAGGATTAGACGGTCAAGCAAAAGAAATGCGTGGAGAACCTAATGCGTTAGGCATACCGACAAAGAAGAAACCTTCTATGGATAAGGATTCGTTCTTTACGGACGACGAGTATGAAGAAAACACGTTATATATAAATGAAGCATTTGATTCTATTCCTGAAGGTAGAACTATAGTCATACCAGAAGACGGATTCGGTACAGGTTTAGCTAAATTAAAAGAAAAGGCTCCTAAAACATTTGAATACTTGCAATTTAAACTTGCTTCATTACAACAAGCTGGTTCTCGTAAAATGTTTACTGGTCTCTCTGACAAGTATCAAAGGGACAAGTTCAAGAACGCTACTGCTGGTAAAGCCGGTGTAGGTGTATTCTCTCTTGACAGTATGTTCAATACTATTGCTCAAGGTAAAGATTTGGTTATACGTGATCGTGATGAAGACGGGAATCTAATTCCTCTTGAAATTACTTTTGGAAAGTTAACATCTAAAGGTAATCTTTCAGAAGAACTTGCATTAGATGGTAAAACATATAAGTCAGATATTATTGCTGGTTATCAATCTGCGGCTGTAGATAATGAAAAAGAACAGATTCTGGATAAACTAAACATAAATAACCATACATTCAAAGTTATCAAAATTCTGAACCAATTAGGATTTGGAGAAGAAGTACCTTTGTTTATTTCTCAAGATATAATTGTAGATTATGTAAAGGAACTTGATAGACTCGGTAGTTCTCTTACAGGTTATATTCCTAATAAAGAGGAAGTGGCAAAAACGAATGTTTTTGCTATGGATAAGTATCAGGTTAGAGACGATGAAGAATTTAATTCTGAACTTGCACACGAGAAAGCTACCCCTGCTCAAATGAGAGCTTATATTAAGAATGGTGCTGCTGAACCTAACTATGCTATGGCTCAGAGATTATTCTTGCATAAGTTTGTCTATATTAATGACTTAGGAAAAGTTATTCAAACTCTTCAGTCAACTATTAATCCTGACAGTGCGGGACTTGGTAAATCTGTTATGGAATCTCAACTTAAAGAAGATCAAGTTTTCGATCTTCTTGCTTCTCCCGTACTTAATGCTGAATTATTAATAGGAGATATTGTAAAAAATCCTAAAGCCGATCAAGTAAAAAAACTTGAAGCTGAAGGATATATATTTAGAAGACATGGTGGGAAAGTATATTATGTGAAACCTTCTAATATCAACGGTCAGGCTATTGTACATGGACTATTCACTAATAATGATCTTTGGTCAGTATTATTTCCTTATAAACAGTCAGGAATAGAAGCAATGTTTAATAAGATAGAAGAAATTGGTGCGGGATCGAACGAGGTTCAAGTAGCCGATAAAGCTAATAGAAGACTAGCAGTTTGGAAAGAAATGAAATCGTTCTTCTATGCTGATGAAAGTCTTGGTCTTCATGATTCTACGATCACTCAGGAACGTGAGAGACTTCTATATGATAAATGGGATGAAAATGGAAATAATACTAAAGAATCCCTTGCAACCGTACTTAGAAAAATCAAAAAAACTGAGTTTGGCAAAGCACATCCTTTCCTTTCCCAGTTAGAGGGGGAACCTCAAAAAAACGGTGATCCTTCTCTCGTAACATTTAACGCTTCTAAAGCCGAAGACCCTGACGAGACTGCTATGTATGGATCATTTATTGAAATGCTTCAGGCTGAAGATAGTGATGGTAATAGTCCTATTATTACTACATTTAATGGAAATAGTTATTCATTAAAAGAACTTGCACAAGACCTGATTTTGTATTCTTATATTACAGGTGGTATTCAGGAAGCTATTCAATTTGTGAAATATATTCCTGCAACCTATCTTGCTAATATACCGTTTATGAAAAATTTGGCTGATCAGAGATTTCTTGCAAGAGATTTAGAAATTTCTGTAATGAATGATGACGTAGATGAGTATTATAATATACCAACATTTGTGCAACAATATTTTCAGCATCATCCTGAGAGACTTTCGAGTGTTACCGAAGAAGACATTATTAAAGTAAAAGATGGATTTACTCTTAAACAAGAAGTTATAGATGTTATTGGTAAACTTGTTTCTTTTCAAATGCGTTCTCCCGCATATGTTACTTTTAGAGGTAAGACAGGAATTAAATTATTTAAATTTGATACAAGATCGCAGAGCTATAAAGAAATTGATAGACTTGGAATATTTGGTGCAAGTGAGTATAATAGAAATACTTACGATCAAGTATCTCTTATTGAAAGAAATAAAAAGTCTTCTAAAACTAAGAATCCTACGAATCCAGCTCCGGGTGAACCTATACCCGAAGGTGGTAGAATAGCTTCACGCAAGGGTAGAGATAATCTGCTGAATGATCTTAAGAACGGTAAGCAAAAATCATTAACTTTCTTAGATGGTAAGGAGAAAATAAAAAGTGTATTAAACGAAATTATTACTTATGGAGATGATAAATATCAAAGCACTCTTGCTCAAGAGATATTTGACAGTGTTGATGTTTTACCTCAATCGTTTACTCTTAGTGTTTTAAATTCTCCTACTGGATTATCTGCTGGGCAAATAGATTATGGAGAAAATGATATTACTCTATATAAAGATACTCTTAGTTCAGAACTATTTAATACTGCTTATAAAGTAAATAAAGTATTTATACACGAATTACTCCATGCTTTAACTGGTTATAAAGTAAGATATTATACATTAGAAAAGAGTGGTGAAAAAGATAGATTTGAAGCATTTAAGAGAATTACCGGGGTAACTTTAACAGATCGTGAAAGAAAAATTATTGAGTCTATTGATAATTTAAGAGAGAAAGCTAAAAACGTTATTACTCAATCGCCTGAACATAAAGAAGCATATGATACATTTATTAAAAATTTTGAAAGTAAAACTAAAGGTGGTGAAGTATCAGAAGCAGAAATTAGTTCCTATTATGGATTTACTAATACTGAAGAATTTATATCTCAAGCTCTTACCGATCCTGAGTTTCAAAAACTTCTTAATAATATTCCTTTCTCTAAAGAAAGAACGTTTTGGGATGCAATTAAAGAAAAATTAGTTAACTTATTAAAAGTAATAGGTTTTGATGTGGTAGAAGGTAGTGTTCTTGAACATACTTTATACGAAACTCTTGATCTCATTACTGATAATAAACAAACTTATAGAGGAATGATAGTTGAAGAAGGTGAATTTCAGACTGCTACAGGAGAACCGGGAGGTGCTCAATACGATAGAGAAAAAAATATCATTAAAATAAATACTAACTTGCTTTCTGAAAAATATAATCAAAAAGCATGGACTACTCCTAGAAAACAAAAAGATGGAACATATGCAATGGCACTAAAAGAGGATACTTTTACTACCTTTGAAGAATGGAAGAATTTTGTTATGGAACATGAGTATCAACATTCAGTACAACCAAAAAGACAGGAGATTGAAGGAATGGGTGTATATGAAGATAGAATTAATCAAGGTGCGTTAAAGAATATTTATTTAAGTAATAGGGATGCAGGAATTGCTCCGAGTAATTTAAGAGCTATAATTTCTGATAGAGAAGTAGAAGAAAGAATTAAACGATGTAAAGGTTAAGATATGACTGATAAGTGTCCAAACACTAACACTAAAGAGTGGAAAACATTAGTTGCTCATTTGGGAGATGAAACAGAAGCATATAGAGCTTACATGGCTCATAATGATAATATTCCCCCTGTTATCGGTATGACTGAACTTAAAAGAAAGATTGGTCTAACCGGTGGTCCTTATTCTAATAATCAAAAAATTAGAACTCAAGAGAAGATACGCAGGTATAATGAAAAAAACGGCACTTCCCATAATGTAAAATTTAGACCTTATGGTGCTGAATCTTATACTGCCGAACTGGTATTTAATTATATGCCTGTAAATAAGGCGGCACAACAAGATCGTGATCAACGCAGAAAAATGGAAGGTTACGGATTCCTAGTTGAAGAGAAGTCTCAAAAGAAGTTTACTCCTTCTGAGAGTGAAAGAGAAGCGGGTCAATTTAACGATGAGGGTGATTTTATACCACCCTCTTATTTTCCTGCTGGTTTTCAAAGAAGAATGGGACCAAAATTTCAACACTATATAACGTTAAAACAAGCCGATTTAAAGCTTTTATTCAATAAGAGGTCCGAGCTTAAGATCAAGAAGAAAAATGCCATAGATGCCGAGGAAAAGCTTAAAATATCGGATCAATTGGAACGTCTTGATGATAAAATCGAGAATGTTGAAAAAACACTTTTGAAACTTGAAAATTTAAATGTTCTTGATGATATAAACGAATATGCTGAGGAAGATATGGAAACTCTATCTTCTATTTTTTCTCAGGAAGAACCTTCCGGCAAAGACCTTGATATTGCTGCTAGAATAATTAAAGTGTGGCAAAGAGCCGGTGATTTTAGTGGAGATGAGCCACACATTTTTTACGATTCTGAAGAATTTCAAGATGCGTTTCAAGGTTTATCTGAAGTTACTGATCAATTTATAAACTGGAAAAAACGTGCTGATGAATTCAATCTTAGACTGTTAGAAGAAAGACATAAACTTATGGATAGGAAACTCAAATCTACATTTGGGAGTAAAGCAAAGTATGACTATGATGGACCAATGGAAAATGTAGGTTTCTTAACTTCGCAAGTATTGGATATATCTGAAACCAATAATATTCTTCTCCAAGCAATGCACGCTTGGGTGAAAGATGCAAATTATGCTGCTAAATTAGAAACAGACCAAGTGTTTGCTAAATTAGATAGTCTTATAAAAGCTACCGGTTTAAAAAACTTTGATATTTTTAGGCAGACTCAAAGTAATGATGATTCACGCTTAACAGGAGAAATGGTGTTTCGTTGGACTCAATCATTTTTTGATTGGCAATCCAAAATAAGAAATGAAAGAGATCGTGCTTTTGCTTCTGCTTATAAACAAACAGATGATAGAGCTGCTTTTGAAATAATTAAAAGGGCTAATAGAAAATTTATGGGGGAACAGCAAAAATTTACTACTGTATTCGACCCACGTATTCTATTCTGGGATGCAGAACTTACTAATGCTCCTGAACCTACTCAAGCACAAAAAGAGGTTCATATAGCCGAACTAAAAGAATTACTTGGAGAAGACGGTTATAAAGAATATTATGATATTAATGAAAAGAAAATTAGAGATTATAAGATTGATAGAGAATCACGTAGAAAAATAGCGGAAGGTGAATATGGAGAAAATGTAGCTATTATAGAAAGTTATATTGAAGGATGGGAAATAAGAAATTCTCCTTTCTTGTATGCAGAAGCTATGGAAAAAGGATTTGATAATGTAAGACCTAATGGACTTCATATTAATCCTACTAATAAGTATGTACGTTCTGTTCCTAAAAAAATTGCTGATGGAGAAGATACAGGATTTCATGATCAGAAATTCCAACAAATTCAAAACAATAAGAGTTATTTGGAATTATATAATTTTATGTTTGATCTGATGAAAATCATGAAACTATATCTTCCTCACGAAAAAATATCTTTTATGCAGATGAACTCTATTCCTATTTTAGATCAAAAACTATCTGAAGTAATAACAGAAAACGGTCTATTAGCAGGATTTAGTAAAAGTAAAGATGATCTCAGAAAAGCAGTTAGAGCAGATGATCTTGGAACAACTGCTACTCCCGAAGATAGAAAAGATTTTCAATTCCAGCATCTCACAAATAATCGTCAAAAATTAAAAAACTATCTTGAATTAAAAGATACAAGTTATAGAGCTGAGAATAACGGTAAAAGTCCTGATACAGAGCTTGTAGATAAATGGAGAAAAGATTACTTGAATGAACTCGCTCAAGAAAAATCTTTTGATCTTGGACGTATTATGAAGGCTTTTTCTGCTATGGCTATTGGATATAATCATCGTGCAGCTATCGAAGATCAAATGCGTATTGCAGATGATATTATTCGTCGTGGTCTTGAAAAAAGAACAAACGCTTCTGGTCAAGATGTTAGAGATAAACACAAAAATCTAATTACTGAAAAAGGATTAGAAAATTTAAGAAAAATGCTTGACAACTTTATGGAAGTAGCTTATTGGCATTATCCCTCTAATAGACCAGAAGGTGCAAGCAAGAAAAAGATTCTTACTGAGAAAGAGAAGGAACTCAAAACGCTCTTAGAAAATAGTTTAAAAGAACTTGACAGTCTTTTAGAGAAAGAAAAAATAGATCAAGATACTTACGATGCTAGGTCTGAAGTTGTTCGAGAACAACTCGACGTACTGGGTGGTGTAAAAATTGCATCTAAATATGGTGATATTCTTCTTAAATATATCCAACTTAAAGGTATGGGTTGGAACGTTTTTGCTGCTTTTGCTAATATGGGATTTGGTATTATGTCTAACGTAATAGAAGCTTCAGACGGACGTAATTACTCAAGTAAGAATTTTTGGAAGGCTCAAGCTCTTGTATTAAATTCTGTTGGACGTAACTACTCATTTAATACATGGAACGGTCTTAACGGTAATGCAAAAAAGATTAGAGAACTTATGAACAAGTTTGATACTCTTAAAGAGGCACGTAATGAAATATATAAAGACACTACACCAAGTATGTTCAAGAGAGTAGGTAAAGGGCTTGAATGGGCTAATCCTTTTTCTCCGCAATCACGTTCGGAATACTTTAATCAGGCTCCTGTGATGATTGCTATGATGATGGAAGAAAAAGTTACAACAGCAGACGGTAAAGAAATTAGTTTATGGGATGCCTATGAAACCGACGGCAACCTTAAAGACGGAGTTACTATTGATGAAAAGAAAATTTTTGAACTTAAACGACGTATTGATAAACTTGTTAAAATGAATCATGGTAACTATGATCCTGATTCTCCTCTACTTGTAAAACGTAAATTTATTGGTCGTGCTTTGAGTCAATTTCGTACATGGGCTTATCAGGGATTTGCAGAAAGATTTCGTGCTGAATTTGATGATTATCAACTGATTAATCAAAAAACAGGTGAAAATTTTCTTAATAGAAAAGGTCGTTATCGTAGTTATGTTGCTTATTATACTGCTGAAAATAATATGAATGCAATAAGTAGTACATTTAATCTTACGTATCAACTTTTACGTAAACTTGTAGGATTTAATACAAAATTTGATGATTTAATAGGTGAAGGTTTTACTGAAACCGATGCTGCTAATATGCGTAAAAACATGACTGAAATTTTTATATTCCTATTACTTACAGGTCTAACACTTGCTCTGAAAGCAGCAGTAGACGATGATGATGATAAAAATTCAAAAAAGAAGATGGCTTACATATTCATGATTAATCAAATAGGAAGACTCGCTACTGATGTACAATTCTATATCAATCCAATTGAATTTGAACGTCTTGCACGTAATGCTATTCCTGCTTTCTCAGTTGTAGTAGATGCTGCTAAAGCTATAGATTCTGCTATGACTCTGATTACAGAAGGAGCAGAAGGAGATATACTTCAGAGTGGTCCGAGCAAAGGTAAGAGTCGTACTTGGAGAGACATCCAGAAACTTATACCGGGACCGGTTCAGTATCAAAAATTACAAAGTGCTGCTGATCAAGTTTACAAGAAATAATAACGGTAAATTTTTTCGTAAGGGAAATAAAAAAGGAGAGCCAACCAGCTCTCCTTCTTCATTCTCACTACTCTCACTTAACCAAATAATCACTAACCTAAAACATTATTGCTATGAACCAAATAATAAGTTTTGTAGCGAGTACGGGACTCGAACCCGTGACCCCAAGATCATGAATCTTGTGCGCTGACCATCTGCGCCAACTCGCAATATACATTAACAAATCTAACACTTTAAATTAATATACACAATAAAAATGTTAATATTGTGCAATTATTTCGTTCTCTGGCAATGGACAATCTTCGATCCATTCTATGTTATCTTTTATCTTCCAGAGACTTGAGTTTTGCATATATATTTTAACACCTTTAAATATATTAAGTCGCAAAGTTTTATTATTATCTATTTTGTAACGCTTCAATCGAAGCATCCAAAAGTTTAGGCGATTAAAATCATCAACATCTTCTTGTTCGTGTACTGTTACAGTAATTCCATCTACAAGATATAGTAGTTCAATGATTTCATCTTTCATTTGAACATTCGCTGTGTACACAATAATCTTTGAATCTGGACTAACTTTTCTAATTAAAGCTATCGTTAATTTAAGAGAGTCAAATTCAAGCAATGGTTCACCACCTGTAAGAATAATTGTATCAAAATCACTAAAATTATAACCAAGTTCAAGAATATTAGGAACACGGTTTTCAACAAAAGCGTCTTGTTTGTTGCAACATCTCTCACAACTACGATTACATTTTCTCGTCAAAATAAGACGTAATACTTTCATACATTTTGTTTTTAGTTAATATAGTTGACTCACTCCGACTCGAACGGAGACTCTTAGCATCCAAAGTGCCACGTGTTAACCTGTTACACCATGAGTCAATGACAAGGGTGTGCATAGCCATTACACTAGTACAGATTACTCTGCTTCGGAATCGGACCGATCTTCCCTTTACTTTTTAAATAGTGCTCATGGATAGATTTGAACTACCGACTTCCTCCTTATCAGAGAGGCTCTCTAACCAACTGAGTTACATGAGCATTTGCATATAAAATAACATATTTGATGCTAATTATATGTTTTTAAATATAGCAGCCCCTACGGGAGTTGAACCCGCTCCGTACAGCGTGACAGGCTGACATCTTAACCGTTTGACCTAGAGGCTATATTTGCTGGCATGGAGAGACTCGAACTCCCGACCTTTGCTTTTGGAGAGCACTATTCTACCAACTGAACTACACACCAGTAATTATTATTTTCTTCTTTCTAATTCGTCATTAAATGCTTTTAAATAATCTGAGTGTGTGGTAAATTCACCGTCTAAGACAGCCTGAATATGATCAGTACTCATGTCCTTGATTAAAATCCATTCTGTCCTTGGAAGACGTTCCATTTCCTTATTGTAATTTCTTCCCCAAAAGAGTATATCTCTTAGTTCATGTCCTTGATCTATAAGGATTTCATCTTCTTCATAGTAGTACCACATCCCAGGATAATTAGGAATCAAATTACTATTAATTAGCACTTGAGAAAATCTAAGATCAGGATTATCATACCAAAATGTTCTAATCGAATGAATATTTTTAAATATTTCACTCTTAATGTTTCTTTTTTTATCCTCTTCCATTTCTGGAAACCATTTTGAAAGTAGTTTATCTATATCTACATTCTTTAAAAAAGGATCAATTCTTTTTATTATTCTCATAATATTATATTAAATGTAAAATATTAAGTTATTTAATAATCCTTCCGGTCCTTCTATTTGAGGTCTTTGTTCAAAACGAGAATTTTCAAAGGCTTCGCTTACATAGTTTGCCCATTGTTTATAAGTAATTCCCGGTTTAAGATATTTTAATAAGAAATATGTAAATGCTCCATTATATTTTCCATCAATATAAGCATCTGCACTTGTCTGATGTTCATCTGACCCTGAGAATGTTATCCATCTCATATTATCACCTTTCGCAAATCTGTTTCTTATTTTTAAAGAACCAGTACTTTTTTTACTAACAGGATTTGGGTAAAATCGGTTTTTTTCTATCTTGGGTAACACCGATCTGCTAATTGTACCAGAATAACAGCAATCAAATATGAGTACTACCGTTGCACCATCTGGAATACCTTCTAGCATACCACGAATATCATCGTCAATTAATGGTCCGTCATAAAGATAAAGAGCTTCATCGTATCCATCCTCTTCATCACCACTCTTATCAGTTACATAAGTACCGTGACCAGAATAATGAACTAATAAAACATCTCCTGCTTGAAGTTTTTCAATTTCTTTTGCAAGTTCGTATTCAAAAGTAGATATTGTAGCATTTACATCCGTAAACATTTTTGTTACAAAATCTGGATAAAGAGAATCTAATTTTTCTTTAACGTCATAAACATCGTTAACGCAACCATTTAGATCACTGCTACTACCGGGATAATCGTTTATTCCAAATAATAATGCTCGTCTTGCAGGATGTAATTCTGGTTTCTCAGGTCTATTAAATAAGTTTTTAAAACACATGATTTAAAATTTTACTTGGTTAAGCTTACAAGATACGAAAAATTGTTGACCCTGTGTGAATCGAACACACGACCTTTTCGTTATGAGCGAATTGCACTAACCATCTGTGCTAAGGGTCAATAAAACTCTCTATATCAAATCCCGCAAACGTAAAGTTATCCAATCACTTGTTCCGGTAGTAGTTTATAGTGGATACCAGCCACGGTTCCCATTTCAGGGCGTGATCCGAGATATAGAGAGTAGCTGCCTCGGTAAGACTTGAACTTACGACCTTTGGATTAACAGTCCACTGCTCTAACCGACTGAGCTACAAGGCATTATTCTTTTAAAGTGAAAGTCTGGTAAGAAACTCAACACCTTCATTGAAATCGTGGCAAACAAAATCTGCTACACAATCAATAAAATTCAGATATTTGTCAGGCATATGTTCATTGTTTTCTTCTCTTACAAGAATAACAGTTTTACCAAGTCCTTTAGCATATCCAGCTTCAACTATATAACCTTGACCGGGATTAGTACGTTGAGAGTATACAAATACTATATCTGCTGTTCTAATTGCCCATAAATCCCAAACTGTATATTCCTCATATGATAAATGTTTACGTTCACCTTTAGAAGAATCAAATTCCTTACTGAAAGGATCAAGAACAATAAATTTCTCTGCAAGAATTTTGTTTATTCGTTCTCTCCAATCACCATGAAATCCACCAGCAGTGTAGACTTTTAATTTTTCTACCATATAAAATAATTTTAATTAAACAATACGTCAATGAACATTACTTAGTGGAGATTAACGGAGTCGAACCGATGACCTCTTGAGTGCAAATCAAGTGCTCTTCCAACTGAGCTAAATCCCCGTGGCGGCCACATCCCTGTAACCATTTTTTTGTTTAACGAGAGGAAGACTCCACATCATGCAAACCTCTATGCGATAGTGCTTCTTGATGGATTCGAACCACCGACTTCAATCTTGTAAAAATTGCACTCTGAACCAACTGAGTTAAAGAAGCAATAAAAAACCCTGACTCTTAGGGGAATCAGGGTTCTATGTTGAATAGTTCAAAAGGTTTTTTTAATACATAGTTCCCTGATTGTAGATCGCCTGATCCACATCAATTTGGTTCCATATATTAATAACTAATGTTTTCATCATTTTATTTTCTTTTGCATGATCCTTTTTTACCAGAACCTTTTTTACCTTGTCCCATTCCTTTATCTTTGGGAGCCGATTTATTACCTGATTTCTTTGCCATGATCATTAAAGTTTGAAATATTATAAGACAAAGTTATCAAAATAAATTAAATTTTTGCTTTTTTCTATATATTTTTATCATGGTATCCATTAATTCTTTAAAAGAAGTGATAAGTCCCATTTCAATACTAAACGCTAATTGTTTTTGAATATCGTTAAGTTCCTGTAATTGTTCAACTGTTCCAGTATTACGAATTCCTTTTTTATGCTCACCAAATACAATGAAATTCAAACCTTTGCCTACTCTAGCGTAACTTATATTTGTAAGTGTACTGACAGATTGAGAAAGTCCTTTATATAAATCTCCTGCATTATTTCTATAATCCATTAACGAATCGTAAACAAATTTAATTACATGATATTTGAATTTAGGATTTAACCACATTGCAAAATCAACAAATAAATAAGGATGCATAAATACACGATCTGGTGTTGGACCTTTTTTTGTTCTTCTTCCTTTGATTATTATAACTACTTGATTATCAGTTGGTGATTTTTCTCCCCTACTGTGTATCAATGAGTTATAAATACCTTCTTCTTTCTTAATTTGTTTAATAAACTCAATTGTTTTTTCATTTCTTAGAAATTCAACTATTTTTTTTGGTGTATTCTGTTTAACTCTATTCCATTGTTGAAGTAACATATTTGCTTCAAAATATCCATCGAAAGTTCGTTGTTCGATTTCGAACATACCTATCTTACGAATCATGTTTACTGATGTTTTCATTTTTTTCTCTCTTAAATTAATAATTTAGTTAGCGGAAGTAACAGGAATCGAACCTATATGCCACGAATGACACCACCTTAGCAGGGTGGACCTTTACCATTTAGGAGAATACTTCCAGTGGTACACCTGAACCGATTCGAACGGTTGACCCACGCCTTAGAAGGGCGTTGCTCTGTCCAACTGAGCTACAGATGCATATGCGGAAGCAGTAGGACTCGAACCCACAATACATCACTGTATTACTGCTTTTCAAGAGCAGTCCTTCATCCAGCCAGATTACTTCCAATACTTTAATGGGATACGACAAATACTATTTTTGGTTTATCTTGGTTTATAACAGTTACTTCAACAGGGTCTATAGTTCTTAAATCCCACATATAAACAATACCTCTATCTACTTCTTTTTGGAAACCAGAATCTCTTTTGTGTAAGAGATCAAGTAAATCTTCTTCATCTTTTGCCACGACTATATAAGTTGTAGTGTCAAATTCTACCATGTATAAATTCATATTTCTTATTTTTAGTTAGAGGTTCTAACTGGACTCGAACCAGTGTAAACTGTTTTGCAGACAGTGACCTAGCCACTCGGACATAGAACCATTGTGGGCAGGGAGGGATTCGAACCCCCGAACGCATGACACGATTGGATTTACAGTCCAACGCCTTTAACCACTCAGCCACCGACCCATTATATTTTAAAAAGTATCACTTACGGAGTCCTACCGCTTTCCCCGAAGACTACATTACGAGTTCCTTGAATGTCTCAGAAGAGCCTTAATAAGTGATTCTTTTTACAAAATCCCAAACCGTTCACTCTCTCAGAACATTAGGGCAATCCCTATGCTGATAGTGATACTTTAGTGCGGATCAAGAGACTCGAACTCTCAACCCTCTGCTTGGAAGGCAGACGCTCTGCCAAATTGAGCTAAACCCGCATGGGTATGGGTTTTTTGGTTCTCTTTCGAGCGCAGAACCCGCCACTACGAAACTGCACTACTTCTTAAATGTGGAACAGGACAGAATTGAACTGCCGACACCCAGATTTTCAGTCTGGTGCTCTACCGACTGAGCTACTGCTCCATTATTTATGCATTTCTAAATATCTCATAGCCATTATTTTTCTCTTCTCATATGGAATATAAGGATTAAAAGTACCAGCTATTTTTCTAACTTCATTTTTATCGTAGATATATTTTCTAATTTTACGTATCATAATTTTTAATTTTTAGTACACACGGTAGGACTCGAACCCACAACCAGATGGTCCGTAGCCACCTATTCTATCCAGTTGAACTACGTGTGTATAATGATTAATATATTAGTCATTAAGCCTTATTTTGGTACTTAATGACTAATATATTAGTCATTAATTGTACCCCCACTGCGACTTGAACGCAGGACTCCCACCTTAAAAGGGTGGTACTCTAGCCAACTGAGTTATAGAGGCGTTATTTAATCATTGTGTAATAGACTTCATCATCTGTTACTGATTTTTGATATGCTTCATCTGTTGTCATAGGTTGAGACTGTTGAATAGACCTCTCTCTGCTACCAATACTTTCACTATAATAAGAATGTCGATAAGTATGCTGCATTAATATTATTTTCCCGTTTCTTATTAAATTAGAATATCTATGATCTAACCATCTAGCTACTGCTTCTATCTCTTCTTTTTTTCCACGATTTAAAGCATTAATTACAGTTTGAATATCACGATGTATTTCTGGACCATTTTTATCAATCGTTTCTCCCTCGATTAATCTTACTATAAATTCGTTTAATGGTAATTGTTCTCTAATTATCTCTCCATCAAACGAAAGTTTATATCCTTCGTTAGGACCATGTAAAATACCAACTTGCACATTATATTGATTACTATCAATAAGACCTATCGTTGATCTACTAATATGCATACCATTACTATTTATAAAATATACTGCCATAACGTCAAAGAATTTTAAGTTAAACTTGAGCCACCGAGAGGAATCGAACCCCCGACCCGTTCATTACAAGTGAACAGCTCTACCAACTGAGCTACAGTGGCAATAAAAAAGTCCCACTCGTTTAAGAATGGGACTTAGATCACAAAATCTGAACAATGAAAAATAAAAAATTTTCTTTTAGTTAGATATAGAAGTCCCATCTTGCAGAGGATGTGCCCTTGCAACTTGAATATTTCGTATATCTAAATCGAACTAACATTGTGTTAAAAATTTAAGTACAATACAAATTTAACTCCTTTTTCGAGAAAAACAAATTTTTCTTTGTATATACTTTATTTTTTCAATTTGTAAGAAAGAAATACACCTAAAGCTGTAAATACTAATGATCCACCAATCCAAGCGATTTTAGCACCAACTTCAGTTTGTTGTACTCCATGAGCAAAACCCCATATAACAGCACCTAACCATACAATTCCAAGTGCAAATAACACTGCTGATTTTCTTGCGTTCATAACTGATTGTTTTTTTAATGTTAACATTTAAAATCATACTCTCGGTCAGACTCGAACTGACACGCCTTTCGACACTAGTTCCTAAGACTAGCGGGTCTGCCAATTCCCCCACAAGAGCGTAAAAGGGGGCATTTCACCCCTAAAGTTTTTATACTGTTGCAGGAATTTTAGCTTTGATAAGCTCAACGAGAAATTCAAGAATTGATTTAATGAACGCTACGTTACTAGACCATATACCATTAGCTAACAATCCTGAGAAAACTCCCCATATAACAGTTTCCCACCATGTTGCTTCTGCTAAATAACCTACGTTGAGCACAAATGCACCTACAAATGATGCCACAACTGATAGTACCCAAATTATAGCTACTTTTTGCCATTTTACAGCTAGCTTCAATACTCGAATTACGAGTTCACCTAAGAACATTGCAATACCAGCAATTCCACCAGCAGTAGCAAAATATACACCGTAGTTTTCATAGAGGTCGGTCCAATCTGGAATAGTTGGAACAGTTGTTTGACCAAATGCTACAATTCCTACCACCATTAGTAAAACTAACGATAAAAATACTTTAAAAACGTTTGTTACTTTCTTCATGCTTATATAATTTTAACGGTTAAAATTCAATGTAAAGGTACAACTTTATTCTTATATGCAAGCTCCATGTATCCATAAAATACATAAACAAAATGTTGCATCCATTTGTAAGGTGTTATTCTTCGCCATAGCCAATAGAAGTTTACCTTTCCAAGTAGTGATCTTCTCCAAGCCCACTTGTCGGGCAGAAACAACCAGAAGTTAGGTCTATATCTCTCTATTAGGTCATAGCGATCTAGGTGTACAGCGCAACAATATGCAAGTATCCAAGGGTCTTGAGTCATATCTGTTTGTTTATGCATTCCTGAATGGATTATATCATTCATATAATCAGGCCATCTCCAACCTTTTTCAAGATATCTGAATACTTCTTCAAGAGCCATGTGTGCAAATGCACCTTTTTCATTTCGATCAATGATTTCTCTACATGTATTATATGCTAAATCACCATTACCATCACCAACAGATATGTAAGAAACAACTATTCTTATTTTTAATTTAGCTGTATGTCCAGCTATCAACTGTTTCCATTTTATCCAATTAATCATTTTTCTCTTCTATCGTCATAACTTGAAGGCATCCATACAAAAAATAATAGATATAAAAATCCACCTATTAATATTATTGCGTCTGTGTTTTCCATATAGTTCCGTATTTTGGCGTTGTTTTATTCCGTGTTTTGGCTCTTATTAAAATAGTAAATAATTGCACACTTATTCTTATTTTATTCAACTATCTATGCAATATTTCCTTCTCTTATCTGTTAAGTTCCTTAATGGCTTTATGTGTCAACTAATTCTGAAAAAATAACCTCTTCATACTTTTCATATCCCCATTTAACCACATTCGTTTTACAGGTTTCCAAACTTCTTTTAGCTTCCTCATAGCTTCTATTAGCCGTTTGATGACTTCCATTCATTCTTACATGAAACCATACTTTACCACTTGGTTCAATTTCCTTTACGATTTCAAATTTTATTGTTTTCATCTTGCTTAATTTTAGTTAGTTCCTTAATGGCTTCTATTCCGAGCCTGAAATAAAACTCAGGTAATACTCTATCACCTGCTTTTAATCCGCATATAACCTCTTCTGTCAACTGATCTATCTCCTCCTCCGATATGGCAGGGCGGGTGAGTTTAACCTTAAGGATTTGATCTTGCAAACAGGTAAGCAAGTCAAACGCATCATCGGGTGATAATTTTTTCTTGTACTCCCATTTCCACAGTCCAGAATTAATGGCATCTAAAATGGCAGTTGCAATTCTACCCTCTTCTTCGCTCTCCTCTTCATCACTCACCTCTTCCCCTGCTGAGTAAATTTCGTCAATCTTTTCTGCAAAATCATTCCAAAACTGATCTGGACAATGGTACGCTTTAAACCAATCCCTTGATAGTTCAACTACCTTCTTTTTGTTTATTTTCATAATAAAAATTTTTAGTTAGTACTCCGAACCGGAATCGAACCGGTACGATCATTACTGATCGCTGGATTTTAAGTCCAGTGCGTCTGCCAATTTCACCACCGGAGCATAGGGTGTAAGGACAGGATCGAACTGTCACCACCTGATCCACAATCAGGCACTCTACCGTTGAGCTACAAACACCATATATTATTGCAATCTTAATTTCTTCTTAATCATATTGTAATATATGTGTATTAATTTTACCTTATGAGAAAGATACCTATAATATTTTTATTAATCGTTCTAACAAGTTGTTCGACAACTAATAAAATAGTTGATTATGACTTATTTAAGAATGAACTTAATGCTGCTATTCAAGAAGGTTTTCCTGAAAGTACATATCAAGTTAAATAGTACCCCGTAAGAGAATCGAACTCTTGTGAACAGACTGAAAATCTGCTATCCTAACCACTAGATGAACGGGGCATGATAACATCAGGTTTAACCTAACGTCCTTGACCTTTGTACGCTTTCTCGTAATGTTTCGATCCTTTTATTTTACTGTTACGAGTTTTGGCATGGATTCCTTTTCGGTTTCTCTTACCTTGTTTTACTCTTTCTGATTTTGTCTTAATTGTTGCCATAATACGGAATTATTTAGTGCCATTTGTCGGAATAGCAGGATTCGAACCTGCGACCCCCTGCTCCCAAAGCAGGTACGCTACCAACTGCGCTACATTCCGATAAAAAAAAGAACCCCCTTAGTCCGGTGTTACTAAGAGGGTTCCTGCGTTATATTCAGCTTTTTATCAAAGCCACAATTATTCCAGTACCCTCTGTTTAGACGGTTCCTCTGGAAGCAAATGTAATGTTGTAACTTTCATAACGTGTAATTACTTATACAAAAATAATACTTTTTGTATAATATACAATACATTAGTAAAGTAATTTTGGTTCTTCTTCGAAAAGTTCCTTATAAACGGTGACTGCATCATTAAAGCGTTGTTGCTTAACTTTAACGCTCATAAAGGCTTCGTATATATTTTTAAAACCTGTTTCCACGTTATTTTTAGCATCAATTTTAGCTTTTTCAAGCTTTCCTTTAACTTCTTCAAGTTCATCGAATGCTTTTGATACATCCATTTCAGCTTTACGTTGAACTGAACGTGCTGATCTTGCAGCTTTAATAGCATCTCCTGTTTTTTCGATACTTTCCCAGAATTTTACCAGTGCGTTTGCCATTTTTTATTATTTTATTAGTGAATAATATATTTCTTCATCTGTTATTTGTTCTGTTATCAACTCTTTTCGAATTTTTGATAAAATTTTCTCATTTAATCGCTGTTGTTCTAGATTAAAAGAATTTGGAAAATAAGAACTATTACCAGTTAATTGATTGTAGTTTACCATCTGTTAGAAATTTATTTGTTTGACTAAAAGGTTTACTACCAAAGAACCCTGAATTAGCTGAGAAAGGAGAAGGGTGCGGAGAAGACAAATATAAATGCTTATCGTTCTTTTTTACTGCCGCAACAGCATTTTCTGCCTTCTTACCCCACAATATCCACACAATCGGTCTATCTTGCTGCTGTAGCAATAATAATACCTTATTTGTGAAAGGTTTCCAATACTCCAAATGGGAACCGGGGTCTCCCTTTCGTACAGTATGTGCTGTATTAATAAGAAGAACTCCCTGTTCTGCCCATCTTTCAAGATCGGGATTCAAATCAAGATAGAATCCACTATATACATCAGTTTCAACTTCTTTCAGAATGTTCTTAAGTGAAGGTGATATATGTTGACCATCGTCTCTGTTAGAGAACGCAAACCCATCATAACTACCATCATGATAAGGGTCTTGACCAAGAATAACTACTTTCACTTGAGATAAAGGAGTGGTACGGAAAGCCTTAAATAAAGTATCAGAACCCTTCTCCGGGTATATGGTGTAAATCTCTCTCTCCTTAGCTATCTTTGCACCAATCTCTCTCCAATACTTAGATTCCAATACCTCTTTCAAAGCATCGTACCACTCCAAGCCAAACAAACTAGAAAATTTATCCTTCAATTGTTGCTTCATTTTGTTCACTTTCTTCTACCATCTCGTGTACTTCTCCTATTTCTTCTGGTAATATACCTGCGACACCACACATAAACCGATGAAGCTTAATGTGGTCCTCTATATGTGAAAGAGGATGAGAAGACTTGAGAGACTCGGTTACATTATTATACAAATCCCAGAGGGTGTTACCTCTAAAATGATTAGAATTTATTATCTCTTTTTTAATAATCGAAAGTTGATTAGGAGATACCATATCTTCTTCAAAGTACATAATACCGAGAAGTTCTGCTTTCTGTCTTGGGGTAAGTGCATAATCTCTCATTATGTCAACTTCCAGTACCAGATTAGCAAATCCGTCTCTCATACAATTAACAGCTAATGCTGTTTTTTCAACGAGTTCTTCTTCGATGGTTCCGGTGTGTTTACGCTTAAAAGTAAGCATATCTCCACCAATACAACCGTTACTGCAAATCATTACACTTGCTCCTGCTACGAGAGCAGCAGCCATTGATTTATCATAACTGTTTTTGTATCCTAACATCATCTCAAGACCAAACTCAGGATCAACTTCCATTCCTCTGAATTTTACTGTTGTAAAACCTACGAGTTTTTCACCATTCAGGTTTGTGTAAATTCTGTTTCCTGTTACTTCTAAATCACCTCTTGCTCCAATTACATTTTGAACAGTTTCCAAAAAATAAGAATGAGGAACAGGTGAATACGATTCTGTACGTGCAGGAACAAGAGCGTTCATAGCTCTACTATATCCTCCATCATTATTGATTCTTCTTGCCATATTTATTAATTATTGTGTTTTTCTTCTTCGTTTTCAAGTTCTTCATTAGTACGAATTATTGCTCCACCTTCTCTTGCTCTCAGGAAAGCATCAGCAGCACGATAAGCATCAGATGCTGCTATATCATGATTACTAACTACATTGAGCAAAGGAACATAACACTGTAATGCAACCTCGTCTCTTAGTTCGATTTGTGCTTTTTGAAGTTCTTCAATTTGCACTCTTTGGGCATTAATTATTTCCTCTGCCTCAATAATAAGAGAACGAAGAAACTCTTTAGTTACTATGTTTTCTGATTCGTCTAACAAAGAGGAAAAAGAAGCCTCAGATTGAGGCTGCTTTTTATCATCTTCTAAATCTAAATACCTATCATCCATTTTATTCTATTTTATAAATTTCTTTTTTTAAATCAGGTACTGACGCTAGTTCAGAATCAATAGAAATTTCAACACCAAGATGTTCTTCCATTTTTTTTCTGAGACTTTCGTCTTTATTAATAATTCTTAATGTAGCTGCTAAATCAGTACCTCCATAAAATTTCTGAATACGTTGTCTCAACGTCTTAGAGAATTTAGAATACTTTCCTTCTTTAAAAAAGTTTATGTCATCTTCAAATCTTTCTTCAATTCTGAAAATATACATAACAAGATAAGGATTGTAATCTACATGGGTAACAAATAAGGGATCACTCATTAAACTAAATTCAAATTCCTTATAAATCATTGTTCCGGTGAATCTATATAATAGAGCTATATGTTTTGAATCTTCAGTAATAAACGCATTAATAAAATACGTATCATACCTCAATTGTAACTTTGTTTTATCCATCAAGGGTAATAAAAAAGTTGTTGTTTTTGTAGGAATTGAACTAAAAAGTAATATTGATTTGTTATTCGTTTCTATGACAATAAATACTATTTCATAGACAGAATAGACTTCTCCAATTCTGACTTTGAATCGGTCTCCAATTTCGATAAATTCTTTATCTTCAAGTGAAACACGAGTAATATAATCATCATCATTCTTTTGGACATTAAGAAATGAAACAGAAGAGGTATTAATCTCTAAACACTTACCATTAAGCGGTTCTACTGTAACGCTTTTTGTATTGGTAAGTTTTATTAGATTACTTCTTATTTCTGTCATATCTTATAGTTTAAAATTTAACGATAAACGCATCAATGTCTAACTCACCCTTTTTCTGATAGACATCATAACTATAGTCCCACATATTATTCTTTTCGTGCCATTCAAGTTCTGCTGCAAGTTGAGAGTATCCTTTTACTTTCCAACGATCTGTAATAATCTGCATCTTATCATTTGCAAACGTAGTATAATGTAATCCTGCTATTCCAATGTCATAATCAACATTTGACATTTTATAAATTACAGGTGGAAATACTAAGTTACTATCTGCAAATATGAACTTCATGTTCTCAATTTCATATTCCTGTATAAGAGCCTGATCAGAAGATAACGCATAATGGGTAGCTGTTGTATACATAGCTCCCTGAAGATACCGTCTATATTTCCAATAAGCTTTCATAAAGCTTTCTGCTCCTGTTTTCAGATCAATAGGCTGAATCACTTTATTCGCATGATCAATTCGTATTACATCCAACATTGATTTCGCTGTAACTGTTCTTAACTTATCATCAACATATGAATGATAAGGTAGGTCCCATATAATTTTTGGTTGAAACAAAAGTTCAACTCCTTCTTCCGGTACAAAATATTTTTTAGTCCAAGGATTAGTTTTTAATGTATCAACTATTTTGTTTGCCTTGAACATCCCCTCTATATCGAGAATCTTTTTTCCTTTTCCTTTAATAATCGCCTCATAATATTCTTTCCCCTCTTCGTTAAATTTAATCATCACACGATCAAGATTAATTTTAAATCCTGATGCTGCATGAGCACGCACTTTATCTTCTGTCTCAGCGTAAACCTCACAAAATATTTGCATCATTTCGCTTCCCGGTTTCTCCGCAGACATTACATAAACTAATTCTTCAAATCTTTCTGGTTGAGTTAGCATTATATCCACTGCCGAACCAAGAGCCATAGCAGAGGAATCGTCTTCCTCCGCTAGTGCTGCTTGATACGCCTGTGGACTTTCTGCCAACTTAGATAATCGTGAATAGCTTACCCCTTTAGTGTTTTTAAACACCTCTTCGGTTACTTGATCAATCATATACTAAATTGTGTTGTAACTTATGAAATACTACTTCTTTAATGTTTTGATCTTCTTCCATCGCTTCCATTATAGAATTAGTTTTTAAAGCAAATGGATTATAATAAAACTTCTTCAATTCCTCATCTGATACGACAATTTGTTCTATATCGTTAGAATTTGTATATAAATTAAATTCACGTAAAAGATGTCTTCCTGAAGTTGCATTATAATTGATATTCATATATTTAGGAGATTTAAATTTCTCTTTTGAAACTAAAATCTTTATATATTGAGAATCAATAATAAATTTTTCCTTTTCATTTTTAATTTTCCTTATATTTGATTTCTTAATTACTGCTAAGGCAAAAACATCAATATTGTTATATATATTAACATTTGGACTATCCCCTTGTTTAAGATTTGAAATCCCACTTTCAAGTTTATCTTTTATACCAAATATACTTAACATTGAGATACTAATATATCTGCTATTATAATCTTCGTTATTGTATCTGGCTCTTATCATTGATCTGCTAAATTTATAAACACGTTGAGTATATTTAAAAGTAAACGGATTTTCTAAATTTTTAAAAAAGCCACAATAGTTTTCAGTAAAAAGAGGAATTTTTCTTTTATTATGAAGTATCATAATCAGCGGAACATATTCAGATTTACTATTGGTTCTAAATCTTATTGCAGTATCACCATAATCAAATTTTATACCGTTATAAAATATATTAATTTCCATTAATTTTCTGCTTTAGTTAAAAATAAACCACCTATTTCTTCGTAATAAAAAGGAAGTTCAGCTTGGTCTTTAACTAACCAGTTAGTAAAACCTTGAATCATTTTAGCAGCAATGATTGCTGCAAAATGACTAGTTTGTTTATAACTACAGTTTTCTGCCTGAACTTCGGAATCATCAAAGAGATATTCTTTTTCATATCTCTCTTCCGTTTCGGGAGTTACAAAGAATACTTGAAGTTGTTCTGCAAGTAAACGACCGTCAATAAAAATTTTACCTAGATCATGTAACTTTTCTTCTTTTTTCCAATTCTGGAACATATCTTTTCGTGCTTGCATATTGTCGAATGCTGAAAACATAACAGGACTACGAAGACTCTCAGAAGTATATTTCATATTCTGAAGAGACATTCTCTCATAATCACTGAATCTGCTTACAACATCATATACAGCTTGTACTTTAGGCATACGAAGATGCTCTTTACCAAAAAGTTGTCCAGCCATGTTAACTTCTTCGACTTCATCAAAGTCATAAAGAAAGATATAGCCGGTTGACGGCAACATTCTTGCGAGAAATAACGTCAACCAGCTACCAATTCCACCAGCTCCCCCAATGATAACGGGAACGTTAAATTTGTCTATCTTTTCAAACCATGATGCATCTCGAAATCTTGATTTTTTAACTTCGATTTTATCCATCATTCCATTTCTAATAATTCTTTTTCTAATTCTTTTTCTAACTGTTCTTCCATATCGGTTTCCTCGACTCTCTTAGTAAAATCCATAAAAAATTGATCAATGGTCTCAGAAATACCATTGACTACATTTTTAATATAAGGAGAATTTTGGAAACGAATCATTGAACCTTTTACTTCATCAAGAACAATTGCCATTTCATTTGATTCAAGTTCTACATCAAAGAAATTTTCAATAATTGATTCTATGTTGTTAGCTAAATGATCATAATAGAATTCAAGTTCTTCCTCTTTTACATTTGCGAGAAGATGAAGGATTTGATAATTAGTTCTTGTTTCTTTTAATTCAGGATCAACAGCAAAAATACAACGAGCAAGTTTTTCAATTTGAAGGTTTGTCATATCTTTTGGATCAACATCTTCAATTATTTTTTTTCCTTTAGGAAGTGCTCGAAAATCAAGTTCACCCATTTGACTATATTTTCTATCCCATCTATTCCACTTATTACCTTGAACTTCCTTAACCTCTTTTTCTTTCTTAGCGACTTCTTTTTTCTTTAATATAGCATTATAACGATTATAGAAAATAGGGTCTGCATATTCGTAATAGATATCCATATCTATTACAGCCATTTTTTTCTCAATGTTCTGAGTTTTAAAATGTTTTACTGATCCCTCATCGCTTATAAAATTCATTTTTGCAGAACTATGAATATCAGAAAGAAAAGCAATCTTTGCTTGATATTTACCAGCATGATTTACAATTAAAGATAAATAATAATTGTGTTTATCAACATTATCATGTAGTTCATCCATATCTGTACCACTAAAGAAAGTTTGCATTGTATGATGACTATGAATATGACCAACTTTCCAGTTCATAGCTTCTTCTATTTCATCATAGATTTCAACGAAGTCACCATCGGTTTCATATTCAGTATAAGCACCTGTTCCAATATCCATTAAATAAATGTGTTTTACTTTTAACACAAAATCTTCCGGTTTAGAAGGATTACCTTTAACTACATCATAAAATAACATTCCTGACCATTCAATACTACCTATTTTTCCATGAAGAAAATTAATTTGAGTTATAATATCACTCGGAAGAATCAGTTTTCCTTTGCTCGGCATTTCGAATATCGGATATGTAATCTTTTCTTTTTTGTTTATCATTTTTTAATTCTTTATTTATTTGAAAATGAAAGTATTTCATAATTATATCAATCGTATCAGGATTAATAAAAGGATAAGAGGAAGAAGAACGAAAATCATTTTTAAAATTCTCAATTTCAACTATAGCGGGTTGTATATACTCACCATTGATATACATAGAATCAATATTCTCGATTTTTGCTTTTGCAACACTAACAACTTTCTTCCAAAATTTGCAAAATTCTTCATAAAATACATCCTTATCTAAAAGATATGTTAATCCATCTTTTGTAGGATTAGTTAAAGTAAAAGCTTTTTTTAAAGGAGATAAGTCTATTGAACTTAGAAAATCAAAAATATTTTTAAGTGATTCCTTATCATATAGTCTTAGTCGTAATTCATTCATAATAATAAATATTTGACTAGAACTTTTTCCAATATCCTCCATTTTAAAATAAGGACCACCTTCAAGAGACTCCCAAGATATATGATCAAAAAGAGAAATCATAATTCCCTCAAACTCAACATCTGTAACTGAATCACCTATCATATGAGAAAGAAAATTGTTACCTCCCATACAGAAATTAGCCATGTGTCCCATATTTCCTCTTGATATATGTGAGTGAGTATAAGAATAAAAAGAATCTACTGGATTATAAACAAGTCTTATTCCTTCTAATCTTGGTCGAAAATTGAAAACTGATTTATCATTATCAAGTATATCATGAGTACCATTAAGTTTCGTAATTAAAGTATGAATTTTATGTTCTATTTCAATGGAATTTTTAATAATTAAATCATTAAAAACATTGAAAATATAAAATTTGTTAGAATTGTGAAAAGTTTGAAAATAAATAATTTCAAATTTATCTTCATCATAAATTCCACCAATTATTTCTTTAAGTTTATTAAGAAGTTCTTCTTGAAAAACAAAATTCTTTATAAGTTTCTTTTTTACAGATTTTATTATATCGTAACTAATATTATGTTTTTGACGTATAACAAAATCTTTTCCTTTAGAACGAAGAAATTTCTTTTTGTCAACAATAATCCAGATATTACTTCCAATACCATCCATACCGTTTAAAAAATTAGCTCTATCAATTTGATTTACATTTAACAATGGAAACATTTTCGTTTGATTGAGCGGAAAAGGAACTTTTAATTCTAAAGGATTCATATTTTTATCGAAAAAGCAAGTAGTAGTTAACTCTTTGTAATCATCACTATACTTACTTGATGGTATGTTATTGGTCATTAATTCACCAACAGTACCTTTTTTTCCACCTTGAGTATGAAAAATTTTTGGTCTATTATAAGAATCAATAGCAATAAGAATATCATTTGGACCAATAATTACTTCACTAACATGTGTTCTTTTTTTCTTTATTATATATCCTTCTCTTTTCCAATTTTGAATCCTCTCTTCTTTAGAAATTTCTTTTTTAAGATTAGATTTTGGTTGAACTTTGGATTCAACTTTTTTTGTAGCAGATTTTAATAATGATTCAGGACTGATAAGTAAAGAAATATCGTTTGTGTCGCTAGTAATTGTATATGTAACATTTGCAAGTGTTCGTGTATCTTCTATATCATCAAAAACACTTTGAATGAACGTACCAGAAGTGACTTGTATAAATTCATTTGTATTTGTTGTCATCTTTTTTCTACTTTAAATTAATAAAAAGGTAACTGTAGTCTTTAATATATGACTACAGTTACCTGTATAATCAATCTAAAGACTTAAACTCTTCTTGAGTTCCAGAATCTCTTTATCAAGGTCTTCAAGAGACACTTTGATAAGATATTCAGTTGTATCTTCAACTGTTTTTGCTTCTCCCGCATTGGCAATAATTACGTCTATTGCTTCATTAATCTTGATACGAGCTTCTTCAATCGCTACGATACGACTGTTTTTTTCTACCGAAGTAGATTTGGAAGCAATTACAGGACCTTTTGCAGGATTCTTTGTGTCATAGTAACTTTGTACAACTTTACGAAGTTGTTCAGTTCCACCATCCGAAGGAAGACCAGCTTTTTTCATCTTATTCAGATAAGATATATGGCTTCTTAGATCGTTGTATGTTGCAGTCGAAATATTTTTCAATTTCTCAACTACACCAGACTTAACCTTTTCAGGAACCAGAAACAACACAAAATCTTCTGCTGGAAGCAGAGCATTATCGTCTTGCAAGGTATTTTTGGTTGATCTTACGACCACTCTCATACCTGACCATTCAACATTGGTCATTTCTTTTTGAAGTTCTCCAAATGTACGAGCTGAGGATTCGGTTTCGATCAAATCCTTCTGTGTCGTAAGCTTGAGTGTTACTTTTCTTTTACTCATGATAGTACGTACTTAAAATTTAACAAAAATAAATATGAAATATAAGCTTTCTTTCATTCACGTTATTTATCCAAAAATAACGTGTTATTCCACTTTCAATTACATAATTTGGATTATCATCTGGAATAATTCCACATTCCTGAAGAGCATCTTCAAACCATTTCCCCCATAGCCACATATTGCGAATATCAGGCATTTTGCCTCTTTTCACTTCATATATATCTACAGAAACTCCGATAACTTTATTATCAGCGAATCCTTGGGAAAGAGTTTTAATATCTTCTTTAGTAATCTGTTTTTTTATGTATTTGGATAAATAATCGTGGAAGTATTTAGTTATTGTACCTCTTAATCTGTAATGCAAAGTTGCATTATAAAGTCCTTGCCCGTTTATTGTCCAATATTTCGGTTTACCTGACTTTTTAGATTTTTTTGCTGTACAATATCTATCCTCATGATTCGGAATCACTACTTGTATCTTCCATTCCATCTTCTATTCCCTCGTATGTATTAGTTTCGGCAAGCCGAATTGTTTTAATACCTTCTTGATTATTTGAATGATGGAATTCTCTAGGAATCTGATGATTAACCACATCGTAAGTTTCACATAACTTAGCAGCAGCAATTATATTATTTGATGCTGCAATTACAACGACATTTGGTTTTAATACACCATCCACCTTTTTGACAAATGAACATATATACCGTTTATTATCTGTTGCCATGTTTCAAAAATTTAGATACCAGTGTGTCAAAGGTTTTAAGACGATATTTCTTAACATAATCTGATGGGTCTTTAGGTTCTCCTAATGGATTGTGAATCATTTCTAAATCAAATCTTTCAGTAAACTGTTTAGCTCCTTTTATTCCACCTTCATCATTATCGAACCAGCAATAAATATTCTCAAATCGTTGTTTAAGTTTATCCATTACTGCATCTGGAATATAAGTAAGTTCACTGTTAGGAGCTATAGCCCAATAACCTAATAAATTAAAAATCAATATGTCTTTGTAACTTTTTGTTATGAAAAGAACTTTTCCATATTTAGGAAGTAAAGTCCATCCTTGAACAATTGTATCATCCACATTGCTAATGAATCTTCCTTTATCTAATTGTGGAAAGTAAAGTTTTCTTCTGAACACCCCATTACTCCAATAATAATCAAAAGAATATCCGAGCATATAAGGATTGACAGCATAGAATGCATTTTCCTTTCTTGCACTATCTATTCTATAGTGACTAATACTTTTGGTATTATGATATTCAAGAAGCTTTAATGGAATTTCGTACTCAGACCAATATTTTACATCTAACTTTGTCCAATCTCTCTTTTTAATCTGGATTATAGTAGGTCTGTATTCTCTTGTATACAAGTCTTCACTAGCTTTCTCTGGGATAACCAAAGAAGAACTAGTGCTACTTGTAACATTCCCTCCAAGTCCTAAATTAAAATCTTCATTTACTCTTCGTAATGCTCCATAATAGTCTGTATCGAATTTTCTTGCTATATAATCAAAGATTCTATAACCTTCTTCTCCGAAATCTTTGTACAATAAATCTCCTTTCCATACAATAATATGGCACGATGGTTTTGGATCAGGTCGAAATTCACTACTGAACATCTTTCCTAACTCCTTAAATTGAGGACAATATACTTTAAACAACTGATAAGAGTCGATTTTAACTAATATGTTCTCTTTCGTTAAGGCTTGATTACCATGTGCAAATGCCATAATCTGTTAATTAAAAGGGATCAGATTCTCCACTTGAATTATCATCATCAACATCACCACCTCCACTAATTAAACCAACAGGTTCGCTCCATTCCTGAAACTCGAAACTGTTTGAAAAATCTTCTTTGATAGGATAACCTGTTTCTGACTGTTTCTTGATGTGACCTTCCCAATAACTTGTACGCTTATTAGTTGCTCTATCAAAATACTTTGTGTAAACGGATTGATATTTACCGTCTTTTACAGTTAAAAGAACTTTGATCTCATTGTTCAAATTAGCTGCTAACAAAGCACGAAGTTCTGAATAGTTACCACTAAATAGTGCATCAAAATTATCAAGTTTGGCTTCGTCTCCGGGTTTAACATTCAACCAGTTGATCAGGAATAAATGAACATCTGCTTCACCAACCTTACATTTTCTTGCTGTTGCTGCATCAAACCATGCAAATTGTGTAGGTGCTACACTAATATCCCCCCATGCAGTTCTACCAACATTGTTAATCCATTCTCCTTTTGTACCATTCTTATCTACCCTTGGAATATTCTCAAGGAAGAAAGCAATTTTAGTACGAACAATTTCACCTGCATTTAGACCTTCTCCCTGTAAAAAGAAATCAAGTCTAAGTTTCTCTAAACTACCTTCTGTTGAAAGATAAACAGGAGCGTTTTTAGGTCTGTAACCCATAGCTTCCATTTCTTCTTTTGTAGGATTGATTCCTACTACTTTCATATTTTTCAGACCGGTATAGAGTTTACTCTCTCTCACAACTGCTGTTTGTGACGAATTTGAATTAATTGCCATTTTTTAAAAGTTTTTGTTATTAATATTATTCTCCTTCGTAATAAGCGTTAATCTTCTTAATTACTAAACTTAAATCATTTGGAATATTTAGGTCTTCAAACATACCTTTAGGTGATTTACCTGTAGTAGTTCCGTCATTTTGGGTTATGAAAGTATATATACGTTCATTCTCTTTAGTCTTTTGTATATCTGTAAATAATACCACGGTGAATAATCCTTCAAGAGTAATCTTTTCATCGAGCATTTTCCCTATTGTCTTAATTTTTCGTTTAGGTTGGAAATTTTCTGTAATGATCTCATCATGACAAAGAAAAAAAACCTTTAAACTATCTCTTAAATCACGACTCTTGGTAATTACATTCCAAGCGTGTTTAGCGATATCGGTAAACTTCTGCCAACCTTGTTCATCTGAACGATTCATAAATTCTGTACTCATTAAGTACTGGAAATCGTCTATAACTATCTGTTTTATCTCCGGTCTATTCTTGTCAACATAATCAAGTGCTTTAACAATTTTAGCGGGATCAGATGTTATAAGATAATTTCCTCCTTCTCCTGATACATAATTTTTCTTCCAACCACGAAAAGGAAGCGGTTTATTAGTTACACCAATAATAACCGTTTCCTTTGGGTTGAGAGTTTCTACCGATGTAGATTTACCTGTACCAGTTTGTCCTACAACTGCAATAATTTCACTCATACATTTTAGAAATTAAATCCAGAAAATTTGATAAGGTAATCTTCTATACTTGTGCCAAAAGCATCTTTTGGGTTACCACCATGTTCAAAGTATCGTTTAACACCAGTCGCACCTGCAAGATGTGCTGCTGCTAAAATTCCACTCTTTGTAATAGTTGTTTCTTTAATTACTTTACCATTATAAGCATGAATTATATCTTTAAGATGTAACTCATTTTTAGACAATAAGATAATCATAGCAGCATCTTGTTCTTCTTCAGACCATATTTCAGGATTCTTGATAAAGTCTTTGAACTCTATCTCATT